GGTTTGGAGGGCTTCCAGGCGGGTCCGCATGTCCCGGCGGGCCGCGTCGATCGCGTTGGGGATTTCCTTCGCCTTGGCTGTTTCTTCCTTCCCGGCATCGTCCAGCAGAGTCTTGCACCGGGCGACCTTGTAAGCGTTGGAGGCGATAGCCTCCCGTCCCTTCTTGGTCGTCAGGTCCGGAGTGTGCTTGCGGGCCACCGCGGTGATGGCCTCGATGATGGGGTTGAGCCCGCCCGGGAGGGTGAACACCTCCAGGCGTTTGGTCGGCTCGATGATGACCAGTTTTTCCGGCTCGATGATGCCTTCAAGGACCGGAGTTTCCGCCGGCTGGGACGGCTCCGGGGCGAGGGCGCTGGTTCCGTCCATCCGGGGTTCCGTCTGGTCAATTTTGACCGCCGGGATGAGCGGGATAGGAGCGGGGATAGGCTCGCGGGCGACAGATCCACGGATGGCCATCACGCCGCCTGTTCGGTGATCTTGAGGATGGAGGCATAGAGGCAGTCGGCTTCGTCCAGGAACTTCTCCACCTCGCGCTCAACCTCCTGGATGCGGGTTTCGTTGCGCTCCAGGCGGCAGATGTAGAGCTGCAGTCCTTCCGCCTTGCCCTTGAGCCGCGGGTCGAAGGAGACGAAATCGACCCACTTGGCCCCGGTGCAAGCCATTTGCCACACCATCTGCGGCTCGTAGTCGGAGGGAACCCCGCCGGCCAGGATGTAGGCGATGTGCGTCTTGGTCAGGGGGCACTTGATTTCCACCAAGCCCTCGGGGATTCCCTGGCCGTCCCAGTCCACGATGCCGTCCGGAGAGGCTGCGCAGCGGTCGGACTTGGGATGGATCACCATGCCCACTTGATCGACCATGGAACCCGTCTCCACCTCGTAGGCGGCCCGGGCGAACTTCTCCTGCTCGACTCCCCAGGCGATGGCGGCGCCGTAGATCGGATCATCCTGCGGCTCACCGGAGAGCATTTCGCAGACGATCTGGTGGCGGTAGTTGGCGCGGGAGGCCGAATCGGCGCCGCCCTTCCCCTTGGCCAGGATGTCCTTGACCTTGGAAGCGGTGACCCTGCCGGCGCGGGCGGCCTTCCATTCGGCGCTGCCCTGGGTGCATTCGATGATCTTCATCATTTCCCACTTCCCTTCTGGAGTTCGGCCTTGCGCTCATCCTTGGCTTTCAGGAGTGCGTCCATGGCCTTCTTGTCATTGGCGGCAGAGGCCTTGCGGTAGGCCTCTGTGTAGATTTCCTGGCATTCCTTGAGGGTCTTGGCGGCTTTGATCCGGTCCACATCGGCCTGATGCGCCGGGATTCCGTTGGCACCGTTGCCGTCGTCGTCCAGGTTGGCTTCGGTCGATGCGAGGCCGCAGATGGACTCGAAGGTGCAAGCCTTCAGGTAGGTGATCGTGGACTTGATCATCTGGATGGGGTTCTTGGCGCCGGAAGCATCGGGAGGGGCCTCCATGGTCACCTGTTCGGAGTGCCCCAGGGAGTGCGTGATGACGCAGATAACGCGGATCTTCTGCGCCTCCTGCTGGATGTCCCACTTGGCGGAAAGGCCGTTCTGGCTGAGGAAGGGCGTCACCGTGCCCACCAGATTCCCCAGCGTGGTGTAGCGGCTCTTGTATTGCAGGTTGTCCTTGTCCTTGCTGACGTGGATGTCGTTGGCCTTGAACCGGGACATGGCGGCCACGAACGCCTTGCGGGCCTCGCCGGCCTCCCAGCGATCCTTGAGGTCCATGAACTTCTCCAGGTCCTCCATCCCCTTGCCCTGGGACATGGCCAGGTAGAGCATTTCGGCGGGGTTCGTGGGGATGATGGAGGCGGTCTGCGGCGGGCGCACGTTTAGCCGCTGCGGGATCTGCTCCAGCTCGGGGGCGCTGCTGCCGTCAATTTCAGGTTCGCTCATGCGGTTTGCTCCTGTTCGGAAAAGGGAAATGTCGAGGCCCAACCCTGGGCCTCGACGAAGTGCTTCGCGTCCGTGAGGGTGTTGAACGGGCCCACCGGCCTTGGGCCGATGGTAGGCCGCCGCGGTGGGGTGTATTTGTAGTCCCGGTGGTAGGCCCACCAGCCATCCGAGAACAGGCCTACCTTGTGGCCGTCCCGGTGATTCGAGGTGTGAGGCTGGCCGGCAGTGTCGAGCCGGTCAACCCAGGCGCTCACGGTCCCACCCTGCCGCGATGCCGGTGGTGCTCAGCCGGTGAACATCAGGCTTGATCCCGCACGACTCCATGAGCAGCATGTCGTATTGGGTGAGGGTCGGAACCGTTTCGCGCTCGCCCCTCCTGGCGATGGCAGCACGAACCAGGTCGTCGGGGTCAGGGAATAGAGCGGTCATCGCAACCCCAAGCAGATGGCCGTGGCGCTGGTGGCATCCGGCAAGCCCTGGAGGATTCCGAAGGCCACCAAGCCCAGGGCGATGGTGAGGATGAAGGTGTGCCGGTTCATGACGCGGCGGGCAACTCAGCCCGGATCCCGGCGATGGCGGCGGTGAGGGTAACGACCTGGGCATCCAGGTGCGGGAGCAGGTTGGCGACCGCCTCCTGGACAAGGGGCTCAACCCAGGGGTCCGAGAGGAAGGTTTCCAGGTCCATGGCGAGCAGCTGGGGGGGCACTTCGGGGAGCGGCACCTTGTGAGCCCAGCCGTATTGCGTGTCCAGCACGGCGAAGACCGAGAGGTAATAGCCCGCCGGCCCCGATGCTCCGTAGTCGGATGTGTCGATACCGAACTTGATGGTGATCCCATTGATCTTCATGCAGCCTCCTTGATGGGGGAAGGGATGATGGGTGGCGGCGGCGGAATCCGCCGGGGCGGGCGGAACCGAACGATCTTTCGCATGGCGTTCTCCATGGTCTGGTTGACGCTCAATGGAACGGCCCGCGCCGTTGAGGGGCGAGGGCCGTTCACTTCAGAGTCAGCAGTTCGCAAAGCGATCCGGAGGGCAGGACGGTGCCCTCACCGCAAATCGATCTTGAAGCGGGGATCTTGGACCGCCTCAGCGGTCAGATCGGGAGAGTCCCCAACGGCGCTGCTGGGCCACCGTTCGCCCATGACGATGGGCTGGAGGAGTGAATGGATGGGAATCATCTTCTACGCGGCCAGGGCGGCAGCGCGGCGGTTCGCCTTCGTATCGCGGGGCGTCATGCGCAACCAGGCGCCGGAGCGGCTCACCCGGTAGATCGCGCCGCGGACGCGGTGTTCGACGCCGGGGCAGTGGTTGCGGGTGCTCTGCCCGTAGCGCCAGTTGACGGCCTCGGGGCTCATGTCGAGCTTCGGCTTGTGGGAGTGGACCGTCGCCGGCTTCGGGGTTGCGGTGGCGAGCCGCTGTTCAAAGGTGCCGCGACGTTTTGCCTGACCCATGGGGGTCTCCTTGTAGATATGCCTTCGGCTCGCCCTATGGGCTATGCTTTTTGGCGGGGTTGGTTGGATGGTGCTGAACGGGACGGCCCGGGCAATGGGAGCAGGGACGGGGCCGTCCGCTTCAGGACCACGCTGTTTAGGCATTCAAGCGCAAAGATCACCTCCCAACATGCAGGCGAATTGGGCTCGCCAGTGGGCCATAGACAATCCCGCGCTGCGGCGGGCTCTATTCAAGGGGCGCGGCTTCCGGAATTCACCGGTTGCGCCCTGCCGGATACCCAAAAGGCCCGGTTCCCCGGGCGGTTTGAAGGTGATTCAGATGGGGCCACCAGGTTCTTTCTCTGTCCTCGCCTCTCGGCGGGAATCGACGGATAGACCGTCCGTTCCTGGTGGGTTGTCCTGGAGCGTTCCCGGCTTTCACCGGGCTTCAGGATTCAATCGAACCAGCTATCCGCGCATCTCCCCACGAGTTAAGCGGTGCTGGCCCGAAGGCGTGATAGGCGCCCCCACTCAAGGGGGCTTCAAGCCCAGGCGGCTAGGTGGAGGTGACACCTTCCGCAGACGCGGACCCGGACTTGATTGGTGGACCCAACAGGGTTCGAACCTGCGACCCCCTGGATGCAAACCAGGCGCTCTCCCGGCTGAGCTATGGGCCCGGGGTGCCGGTTACGTCATCCGGCGTCCCGAGGGACCGTCAATCGCTAGAAAGGTGGCCCCTCTTGTTGTCCCGGGTCCGCGGCAGTCATCGCGATGGTCTAGCGCCCTTCGGCCTTGGCGATGGCGGCAATGGCCATTGCACGGAACCGATCCATGAGCGCGGGCAGCTTGTCGAGGTCGAACCCGATAGCGTGGGCCGAGTGAGAATCCAGCTCCTTGGCTAGGGCTAAGAGTTCCGGTGCGGCGGCGATCAGCGTTGCATCCTCGCGGGTGCTGGGCCGGCAGACGATCCCGTTAGGGGCATCAGGGCTGAATACGATGGGCTGACCAGAGATAGGGAAGCGAGCTTCCCATGTTCCTGGGGTATGAGCGTTCATCCTGATCTCCTTTGGGTGAGGTTCACCAGCGAGCCATGAGAGGCCCGCTGTTGCTCATCACCGTCATAGGTTCTCCGAGGCTGGCAACTGTCCCAGCTCATCCACTGCCCTAGCGCGTGGATGTCCATTCGGAGGTCGGTTCGGCGTCTTGATCCAGGCGTGCCGGAAACTCATTCCCGGGCCGTTGACCCCTTGAGAGCAGGGGACCTGGCATTACCGCCCAGTCCTGAAACTGGGTTTTCGATTTCGTGAATCGTTCTGTGGCTGAGAATGATCGGGTTTGCTCTCTGGGGCTTAGTTTGTAGTCTGACTACAGAGGTGTCAACAAAATATTTTCAGTTTGAGCAAATTTGTTCGGACATGACAAAGCCCCGACGGATCGGGGCTCGGCCATTTTGGTGCTGGACTGGTTATGAAATATGGGTTCCTGTGATCTTCTCGATCTCTTGGGCTATTGAACTCTTGAACACAAAGCCACTGTCATTTGTGCCTGGCCTTCATTGCCTTGAGCCGGTCGTAGTCCCGAATGAAGTCTTCAAAGAGTTGCTGACGGTCGGCCTCATCAAATTCTGGGTCTCGGTATTTCTGGAAGATGATTTCGGCCAGGACCTGCTCTTTCCCTGTCAAGCCCGTTACGTCCTGGCCGGCGATGGTCGCGCCTGGATCGGTGATCAGCTCCGTGATCCGGCAGCGCAGCACCCGGGCAATGTCCACGACGAGTTCAACGGTCGGCAAGGAGGTGGGCCTGGACCTCAGGGAGTAGATCATGGCGACTGATTTTTTGACCTGGTAGGCGAACTCCGCCGTGGTTCCGTTGCCGTCGGCAATCCACTGATCCAGTAGTTCGCAGAATCTCTCTCGCTGTGGCCACCGGTCTTCCATTTTCGTAGTGTCAGAACAAATTGAGCTGGGGTCAAAATGATTCTCTTGACAACTCTGTAGGCAGACTACAAAATTCTTTTCATGGACTTCAGACCCTACATCAAAGCCAAAGGCTGGTCCCTCCGCTCCGTGTGGCGCAGGGTCGGCGGCCAGGAGTGCCACTTCCACCGGGTCATTTCCGGGAAGGTGCCCATCTCCCTGGACATGGCCAAGAAGATCAGTGCCGCCGTGGACGGGTATCTGCCCGTCGGCTTCCTGTTGGGTATCGAGCCGTTCGCCCCGCCCGTTCAACCTTCCACCCCTGCCAAGGCCGCAGCATGAGCGACTTCGTGCCGGTCAAAGTTGACCACCTTCCCGTTTCTGTTCGCCCTGAGCCGAAGCGCCAATCGCACCTGGTCTGCCTCGGGGGTGTCAATCGCCCCGAGGCAGCGGAAACGGGTGATGAGGCCTTGCGGCTCAAAGGGTTCTGTATTTCTTGATTGATTCATTGGTATCGATTCCTTCATAGGGGTATTCGATGGTGCAACGGAAGATTACGGCAATCCCTGAGCCTAGCGAAGATATTTCCTTTGCAGTCAAACGCTGGCTCCGGATGTCATGCGATCGGCTTCATAAGATGCCCAAGCAGATGTATATCCCATGCGAGGTTGACGCCGGAACGTGGTCCAGGTGGACCTCCTACGAACATCCGCACACGCTCCCTTCCGAGAAGCTGCCCATCGTGCTGGCCCAGCTCGATGAAAAGGCTGAAACCGAGTTTTTCACGCTCATCAAGCGGCTGACGCGGGAGGCCGCATGAAAGCCTCTGTCGTCATGTCTGCCTTCGCTGCCGGATGCACCGTCGGGTTCTTCCTCTCACTGCTGGTGCGCTGATGAATGAGGAACGGGAAACCATCCACGCCATCATCCGTGAGCTGTTCGCGGCTGAATCCTCCCTCTGGGGTTCGCACATCGACCAGGACAGCGTTCGTGAAGGCCGGCAGGCACTTCGGCGCTGCATTGACCACCTGGCCTACCGGGATGCGTCCTGCATCCCGGACGTGATGACCGATCTGCGGTGCGCTGACGGTGCGCTGCTGGGCCGCCATGGCGCGGGGAAGGCGATGCAGAGCATCCGCCGTGCCCTCGATCTGATCAAGTCCCTCAACGAAAAGGCCACCTCATCACAGGTGGCCTGAACTTCAACGATCTCAGGAGGATCGCCATATGAATGATATCAGCGAAAGTGTCACTGCCGTCAAGGCTCGAATCCGAAACGGGAAGCCTGTTCCAGAGATGGACATCAAGCAGACGGACCGATTCCTTTCCCACGTTGACCGGAGTGGTCCTAACGGGTGCTGGGAATGGACCTCTACTATTGCGCCCAACGGGTATGGCCGCATGTTCCTTGATAAGCAGCAATACGCTGCCCATCGTCTTTCTTACAGGAAGTTCAAAGGGATTATTCCCGATGGATTTCAAATCGACCATCTCTGCAAAAACACCAAGTGCGTGAATCCAGATCATCTTGAGGCCGTTTCAAGAACCGAGAATGTCCACCGGAGCAGCGCAACAGGGATGCGCAAAACCTGCAAAAGGGGGCACCTCCTTACTCCGGAAAATTGCCGCCCGAACCGTAGTTGCCGCATCTGCGCCAATGCGCGGGAGCGTGGCTACTCGAAAGGGAAAAGAAACGTGACCCCTCTCGACCCGCACGAAGGGATTTTCCGCACCGCACTGGCGAAGTGGGGCCACACCACCCAGATCGACATGGCCGTTGAGGAAGCCGCCGAACTGATCCAGGCCCTTCAGCACCATCGCCGCTGCCGCTGCACCAATGAGGACGTGGCCGGCGAGATTGCCGACATGACCATCATGTGCGGGCAGATGCGGCTGATCTTCGGGGCCGATCTGGTTGATGCCAAGGTCCAGGAGAAGTTGGAACGCCTGGGAAGGCGGTTGGCGGCATGAGCGATTCCGCAACCCTCTCCCGCTTGGAGGCGATGACCTACTACGAGCCCAACACCGGCTGCTGGATCTACACCGGCTGCTGGGACAAGGACGGCTACGGGAAAGTCCACTTCCAGGGCAAGACCATTCGGGTTCATCAGGCGTCCTTCGCCCTGTTCAACGGCAAGCTGCGCCGGGGCAAAGAGATTGACCACACCTGCACCATCCGGAGCTGCTGGAACCCTGCTCACCTTGAGGACGTGTCCAGGGCCTGCAACTGCCGGCGGATCTTCACGCGGCGGAAGATGGCGGGTGCGGCATGAACCGCCTCGCTCTCAAATACTCCCGGTTCAATGATCTGCTGTGCAACCTGGCCATGTGGAAGGGCTGGGAGGAAACGGCTCGAATTTCTGCGCCGGATGAAGTCCAGCAGCATGCGCTCGATGAGGTATTCCCGGAAGCTCCGGGGGGTGGCGGCATGACATATCCCCCCGCTGGCGAGCTGGTTCTTGTCACCGTAGCCGACGCTCCGCATCACCATCAGCATGTCTCCATCGCGGAGTGGTCACCCTTCTTCCGCACTTGGCTGACCCCCGAGGCCCTTCGCCCTTTTCAGGGTGAAATCATCGGCTGGGAACCGTTGACGGTGACGGCATGAAGCCCACCACCGTAAGCCTTTTCTGTGGCGCGGGCGGCGAGAGCGCGGGCAAGGAACTCGCGTTCAAGGACCTGGGCATCGATATCCGCGACTGGACCTCGCTGGCCCTGAACCATTGGGACCTCGCGGTTGCAACCCATGGCGCGAACTTCCCGACGATTCATTGCTACCAGGAGGACATCACCCAGGTCACCGCAGCGACCTTCGGTGTGACCAAGGCTGACCTCCTGTGGGCTTCCCCATCCTGTGTTCATCATTCCCGGGCCAGGGGAGGCAAGCCGATGAACGATCAGCAGCGGAGCCACGCTGATGAGGTGGTCGAACGCTGGCTCAAGATGGCCGATGTGCGCGTCCTCCTTATGGAGAATGTCCCCGAATTCATCGACTGGGGTCCACTCTATACGACGCACAGTGGGGGCTGTCCTGGTGGCGCCAAGTGCCTCAAGGCTTGCCATTTCGACAAGCCCATCCCTGAGCGCAAGGGCGAGTTCTTCCGCCGGTTCTTGGCGAACTTGAAGGCCCTGGGCTATCGCTGCGAGCATCGGGTGCTCTGTGCCGCGGACTACGGCGATCCGACTACCAGGCGCAGATTCTTCATGCAGGCGGTCAAGGATGGCTTGCCCATCGTCTGGGCGGATCCGACCCACCGAGACCCCAAGAAGGGCGCGGACATGTTCACCGGGCACCTTCCCCTGTGGAGGACCGCCGCCGGCTGCATCGACTGGTCAATTCCATGCCCCAGCATCTTCGATCGCAAGCGACCCCTCAAACCGGCAACCTGCCGCAGGATCGCCGCAGGGGTGCAGCGCTACGTGCTCGACTCCCAGGAACCATTCCTGGTCAACCTGACCCACGGCGGGCGCCTGGAGGAGTTGGGCGAGCCCTTCAAGACCATCACCACGGCAAACCGGGGCGAAAAGGCTCTCTTGGTCCCGTCCCTGTTGAATCTCTCCCACGGTGGCAGGAACGAATCGCTGGATGAACCCCTGAAAACCATCACCGCGGAGCCCAAGGGAGGCGACCGCGCCATCATCATTCCGTCCCTGGTGGGAGTCGGAGGGCGCGCCGGCCAGTCCCGCCCCCGGGGCGTGGATGAACCCTTCGGGACCTGCACGGCTAAGGCCGACGGTGCTCTCGTCGCTGCCAGCATGATCTCTCTACGGGGCACTCGCCCGGGCGGGCTGGCCGGAACGGCAATGAGCGTGGAAGAACCTGTCCGCACCATTTCTGCCGGCGGGGAGCATGCAGCACTTTGTGCGGCGTTCCTGGCCAAACACTACGGCGGCCCTGCCGGTCACCAGACGCCTGGCAGCTCCCTGGATTCGCCGATGGGAACCGTTACCAGCCAGGATCATCACGGCTTGGTTGCGGTCAACCTCATGACCAACACCTCCGGGCATGGCCCAACCTCTGCCGATCAGCCTGTTCCAACCATCACCACGGGGAATCACCACGCCCTGGTGGCGTCATTTTTGACCAAATATCATGCGACCGGGGGCCAGTGGCAGGGCCTGGAATCTCCCCTTCACGCAGTGACCACCAAGGATGAATTCGGCCTGATCACCGTGGAAATCGACGGGGAGACCTACATCGTGGTGGACATCGGCATGCGGATGCTCCAGCCCCACGAGCTGTCCAAAGCGATGGGATTCCCGGAAGGGTTTCTGTTCGTGGATGAGGATGGAAAGCCGCTGTCCAAGGCAAACCAGGTCCGCATGATCGGCAACGCCTGTCCGGTCAACACGGTCGCTGCGCTGATCAAGGCGGTGGTGCTGCAGCGCCCCCTGGCCTTCGGGATGCCCCAGGAGGTGGTGGCATGACCGAGGATCCCTATCTCACCTTCCTCCGGGCCAAGATCACCATTGCGCCGGCAACCGGCTTCGACGTGGCCCTGGAAGACATCTCGCCCATTCTCAAGCCACACCAGCGGGATATCGTTCGCTGGGCCGTCAAGGGTGGCAGGCGGGCCATCTTCGCCGCCTTCGGCCTAGGCAAGACCCTGATGGAAACCGAGGCCCTGCGGCTCATCAAGGCCCATGCCGGCGGCCCTGTCCTGGTGGTCGTGCCCCTGGGCGTCCGGCAGGAGTTCAAGCGCGACGGCCTCAAAGTCGGGGTGGAATACAAATTCATCCGCAGGGCCGAAGAGATGGCGCCTGAGGACTCCGGATTCTACCTGACCAACTACGAGAGCATCCGGGACGGCAAGCTGGACGTGGATCTGTTCACCGCCGTTTCCCTGGATGAGGCTTCGGTTCTCCGGAGCTACGGGAGCCTGACCTACCAGTCGTTCCTGACCCTGTTCAAGAAGGTGCGCTTCAAGTTCGTCGCTACGGCCACGCCCAGCCCGAACCGTTACAAGGAATTGATCCACTACGCCGGATTCCTCGGGATCATGGACACCGGCCAGTGCCTCACCCGGTTTTTCCAGCGCGATTCGAGCCAGGCCGGGAACCTCACGCTCTACCCTCACCACGAAAAGGAGTTCTGGCTCTGGCTCCATTCCTGGGCCATCTTCCTCCAGAAGCCCAGCGACATCGGCTATTCAGATGAAGGCTATGACCTTCCGCCCCTGGAAGTGGTCTGGCATGAGGTCCCGGTGGACCATACCCACGTCCTCCCGGATCGGGACGGCCAGGTGCCCCTCTTCCAGAATTCCGCCATGGGACTCCAGAAGGCGGCCATCGCCAAGCGGGAAAGTCTGGAGGGCCGCGTCGCCAAGATGATGGACATCATCGAAGCCTCCCCTGATGACCATTTCCTGCTCTGGCATGACCTGGAGGATGAACGCCGGGCCATCAAGTCAGCTCTCCCGGATGCCAGCGAGGTCTACGGCAGCTTGGACCTGGACATTCGGGAACAGCGCGTTATCGCCTTCTCGGATGGAGAACTCAAATACTTGGCGTCCAAGCCGGAATTGAGCGGGAGCGGCTGCAACTTCCAGCGGTTCTGCCATCGGGCCATCTTCGTTGGTGTTGGCTATAAATTTAATGACTTCATCCAGTCAATTCACCGCATATTCCGCTTCCTCCAGCCGTATTCCTGCCGGATCGACATCATCTATTCCGAGGCAGAGCGCGACGTAGTGGACGTTCTTAAAAAGAAATGGGCAGATCACATCCAACTGGTGAACAACATGAGCGAGATCATCAAGGCCAACGGCCTTGCCGAGATGGACATCAACCAGATCCTGGCCCGCACCATCGGGGTTGAGCGGATCGAGCAGAGTGGGGCGCATTACAAGGTGGCGAATAACGACTGCGTCTTGGAAGCGCGGTTGCAGCCTGAGAACCACTGTGACCTCATCGTCACCAGTATCCCCTTCTCGAACCACTACGAATACACGCCCAGTTTCAACGATTTCGGGCACACGACCGGTAATGAGCATTTCTGGGCGCAGATGGACTTCCTCACCCCGGAACTGCTGCGCATCCTCAAGCCGGGGCGGATCTACTGCTGCCACGTCAAGGACAGGATCCTGTTCGGCAACGTGACTGGGGCAGGGGCCCCGACTGTGAGCCCCTTCCATGCCGAGGCGCTGTTCCATGGTCTGAAACACGGTTTCGACTACATGGGCATGATCACCGTGGTTACCGATGTGGTCCGGGAGAACAACCAGACCTACCGCCTCGGGTGGTCCGAGAACTGCAAGGATTCGACCAAGATGGGCGTCGGCTCGCCTGAATACGTCCTGCTGTTCCGGAAGCCCCAGACCGACCGGTGCAAGGGCTACGCGGATGTGCGGGTGACCAAGGAGAAGCCGCAGTGCCAGGCGGGCCAGGAAATGCTTTTCGAGGAAGCAGAGGTGCCAGAAGCCGTTGACTTCGATCGGACCCTGCATCCGCTCCCTGGCACAGGCTACAGCCGGGCTCGGTGGCAGGTTGACGCTCACGCCTTCTGGCGCAGCTCGGGGAACCGCCTGCTGACATCCGAAGAGATGAAGGGTTATGACGCCGGGGAACTCGCCAGCATGTTCACTCAGTTTTCCCTTGAGCGGATCTACGACCATGAGGCCCACATCCGCATCGGTGAGGACATGGACTTCCGGGGGAGCCTGCCGGCCACCTTCATGAGCATCGCGCCTGGCAGCCATCACCCGGACGTGTGGCACGACGTCCAGCGGATGCTCACGCTCAACGGCTCCCAGACCCAGAAGGGCCTTGCGAACCATGTCTGCCCGCTCCAGTTCGACATCGTGGACCGCCTGATCACCCGTTACTCCAACAAGGGGGAACTGGTCTACGATCCGTTCGGCGGCCTGATGACCGTTCCGGTGCGGGCCATGAAGCTCGGGCGCCGCGGGCAGGCCTCGGAACTGAACCCCCAGTATTTCCTCGACGGCGTGAACTATTGCAAGGCCGAAGAATTCAAGCTGAACATGCCCGCGCTGTTCGACCTGGAAGGGTTGGACGGAGAGGCGGCATCATGACCGCCAAGACTCTCGACTTCCAATATCGCGGCGGTTGGGGCGGCCAGCAAACATGGTCGGATTCAGAGGCTCGCTGGGTCCGTGTGGCTATCAAGGGAGACCGGCGGGTTGAGCAGGGCGCCCTGTCCTTCGAGCATTTCCTGGACGCCCTGGACCGCATCGACGGACGCCCGGTGATGCGGGATTTCCTCGCGGGACTCGAAGCTGGCCTGAGCCAGGAGGACGCTTCCAGGCCGCTCCCATTCGGGGCGGATGGGGAGCCCTTGCCGACAGCGCCGGCTCTGCCGGTGCCTCCAGCTCCTGCGGCGTTGCCTGTTGCTCCGCTGCTGAGCGCCGGGGTCCAGCTGTCCCTCTTCGATGAGGAGGCCTTCGCATGAGCGGGTTGAAGCATGATGCCTTCCAGTGCCGGCAGCACGCCAAGAGCGAGTTGATTCGGCATGCGCAGGGGATCAAGACCCCCGAAGAACAAGAGGCTGAACGGAAAGCCCAGGAGCGCAAGGAACAGGCCCTTGCTAGGGAGGCGGCCAAGGGTTCGGCGCTGTTTGGAGGTGACGTATGACCGCCTCCCCGCGCTGTGTTATTTGCCATCGGGCCCTGAAGACGGTGGAATCGGTCAGGCTCGGCATCGGGCCGCACTGCGCCAAGAAAACCGGCGTGGGAAAGACCACCGCTAAGCGAGTCCGCAAATACGCCCAGAGCAAGGCTTCATGCCTGGGCACGCCCTTGTTCGCGGAGGCGGTGTGATCTATTCCCTTCGCATCGACTGGCCCACACCCTCTCAAAATGTGCGAGACGGCCAGCACTGGGCCTTGCGCCGCCGGGTCAAGCGGGACTGGTCCATGCTCATCCGGGCCGCCTCCACCTTCCTCAAGATCCCGAAGGCCAAGGGCAAGCGCCGGCTGACCATCGAGCGGCACCATCGGAACGGCCAGCACCAGGACGAAGCCAACATTCACGGAGGCTGCAAAGGCATCGTGGACTGCCTGGTGCTCTGGCAACTCCTGGTGGACGATGCGCCCGCCTTCATCGAACACGGAACCCCGATACAGATTCCCCTGAACAAAGGGGAGAAACCCTTCACCGTCCTGATTCTTGAGGATATTGCCGCATGAACATGCAACGCCACCCCCTCTCCGCTCTCTTCGCCCGGTTCGACCTCGCCGGGGACGATCTCAAGGCCCTCGCCAAGGACATCAAGGGGCAGGGCCAACTCCAGCCCATCACCATGCACGACAGGATGGTCCTGGACGGCTGGAACCGCTATCAGGCGTGTCTCCTGGCCAAGGTGAAGCCCAAGACCACGAACCTCAAGCTCAACACCGATCCCTGGTCCTTCGTCTGCTCCAGCAACATGCACCGTCGGCACATGAGCCCCGTCGAGCGCGTCACGGTCATGTCGGAATACATGGCGATGCTGGCCACCGCCAGCGAGGCCAAGGGGGAGGATCGGTCAAAATTGACCACTCCGACCGTGAGCCAGATCGAGAAGACGCTGGACGTGAGCCACGGAACCGCCGTCAAGGCGGCCCAGGTGGCGAGGGCGGCTGATCCCGATGTGGCCCAGGCCCTCGCGTCCAAGTCGATCAGCCTGGAGCGTGCCGCGGAAGTCTCCCAGATGCCCGCCGCTGAGCGCAAGGAGGCCATCAAGGCTCCGGCGCCCGCCAAGGCGAAGGATGACAGGGACGCCCGCATCGCGCAGCTCTCGCGCCTCCTGGCTGAGGCACAGGCGGAAGCAGGGGCGCTGCGAACTGAGAACGAAGCGCTGCGGGAGCAGTATGCCGAGCAGGGCAGCATGCTCAAGGACGCTATCGCTGAGAATGAAACCCTGGCAAAGGCGGTCAATCCTGATGGGCGGTTGAACGTCATGATGGATGACCTCAAGAAGTGCCGGGAGATGGCCCGGGTCGTCGTGTCCCAGAACAAGGGGCTCCAGGTCGGCAACCATGACTTGGCCAAGCGCCTGGAATCTGCCCTGCGGAAGATCAAGAAGCTCGAAAGCTCCAAGGGCGAGGATTCGAACCTCGAAGACGAAATGCTCGAAACCCGTGAGGACGAATCCGAATTGGAGGCCGCAGGATGAGCCTCTTCCAAGGAGAATTCCCAGCCCTTCATGATTTCCAAGCCACCGCCCATCAGGCAATTCGGGAGGCCGTCCGTGAATCATTGAAGGCCCAGCATGACCGCAAGGTGAAGCGGGAAGCGGAAGCAGCGGTTCGGGTGATGGAATCCGACAAGGAAAGGGAAGCGCGAGAAACACGGGAAGAAGAGGAAGACTATCAGGACCTGTGCCGGGTTCTGGTCATGGCTCCCACCGGGGCCGGGAAAACGATTCTGGCGCTCAACGTGGTGAACGAGGGCGTCAAGAAGGGGAGCCGGTCCATGTTCCTGGCCGACCGTAAAACCCTTATTTCCCAGACCTCTGACGTTGCCCGTGAGGTTGGTCTGGGATACCACGGCATCATCCAGGCCCAGAATCCCATGTTCGATCTGTCCCGGCCCTTCCAGATCGCCAGTTGCCAGACCCTCATGCGTCGCGGTTGGCCCCAGGACATGGCCGTGATCATCATTGACGAAGCCCATGCGATGTATAAAACGTGGGTTGATTACATTAAATCCACGAAATGCAAGGCTATTGTCATCGGCCTTTCCGCAACGCCGTTCAGCCCTGGCCTGGGCAAGGTGTTCAACAAACTGGTCAACGCCGCCACCATGGACGAACTGACCAAGAAGGGGATTCTGGTCCCCATGCGGATCTTCAGTTGCCGGAAGCCCGACATGGCCGGCGCCGAGACTTCCGGCGGTGAGTGGACCGATGCCGCGGCGGCAGAGCGGGAACTGGTCATCGTCGGAGATGTGATCCAGGAATGGACCCGCTATGCCGAGGGCCGGAAAAGCATCGTGTTTGGGTCCACGATCCTGCACTGCGAGGAGATGTGCCGCCAGTTCAACGAGGCGGGTATCCCCGCGGCCACCTTCTGCGCCGATACCGAGGATGACGAACGGGCCCGGATCCTGCAAGGGTTCCAAGACGGCGATATCCTTGTTTTGATCAGCGTCGAGGCCTTAGCCAAAGGGTTCGACGTGAAGGATATCGGGTGCGTCTGCGACTGCCGTCCCCTCAGGAAGAGCCTCAGCACCGCGATCCAGATGTGGGGCAGGGGCCTCCGCGCCTCCAAGGAAACCGGCAAAAAGGACTGCTACCTCCTGGACTTCAGCGGCAACATCATCCGCTTTGCCGATGACTTCTCGAAAATCTACTACGAGGGCCTGGACAAGCTGAACGACGGTGAACGCTTGGACAAGGAAATCCGCAAGGACGAAATCAAGGAGCCGAAGAAGTGCCCCAAGTGCGGGTATACCCCCATGGGCCTCAAGTGCGTGAGGTGCGGCTACAAGCCCGACCCGAAGAGCCTGGTTGAGGCTCTGCCGGGAGAAATGACCGAGATCACCCTGGAGAACGGGAAGCATATCGCCAAGGACAAGACTGACCTGTATTCCCAGGTAGCAACCTATGTCCGCGCCAGTTCCATCACTGATCCAGAGAAGCGTGAGAAGCGCGTCATGGCCCTGTATAAGGCGATCACCAACGAGTGGCCGCCACGGGGGATGAGCGTCGCCACGGCCCCCGAAACTCAGCCGAACCGGAACACGGTGAATAAGATCCGGTCCATCTACACGGCATGGGGAAACTCCCCTGCCAAACGGAAGGTGGCCGCATGAGCATGGAGAAAACGACCGAAGCCGCCCGGGGCCGGTGGCGCGAAATCCTGATCAAGTTCGGGATGGATGAAAAATTCCTGAAGGATGAGCACGGCCCCTGTCCCACATGTGGGGGAGAAGACAGATTCCGTTGGGATAACAAGGAGGGCACCGGAAGTTTCTACTGCTCCCAGTGCGGGGCCGGCACCGGGATGCGCCTGCTCATGGAACTGAAGGGCTGGGAATTCGGCAAGGCCGCCAAGGAAGTCGATTCCATCCTGGGCGTGGTCCATGCCGACGTGGTCAAGCAGAAGCGCTCCGCTGAGGACAAGACGGCCAGTATCAAGCGGGTGCTCGGGGGCGCCGACCGTGTCACCCCGGGCAATCCCGCCTGGCTCTACCTGGAGCGGCGCTGCGGCGATCCCTCGGGATTCATCAAGGATCTCCGGTACCACCCAAACCTGCGCTACGCCCCGGACACCCGGGACTGCTACCCGGCGATGCTGGCCATCATGCGCAGCCCGAGCCTGGACGACAAGAAAAACGGGGTTAGCGTCCACCGGACCTACCTCACCGCGGACGGTTTCAAGGCGAACCTGGATCCGGTGCGAAAGATCATGGCTGGCCTTCCGCTGGAAGGGGCCGCCGTGCGCCTGGGAGCCCTCCAGGAGCGTTTGGGAATCGGTGAGGGCATCGAGACCTGCATCAGCGCCTCGAAGCTCTTTGGGCTGCCTGTTTGGGCCGGGATCAGCGCGAACGGAATCCTGGGATGGGTTCCCCCCGAGGGCGTAAAGAGCGTGATCATTTTCGGTGACAACGATCGGAACTATGTGGGACAGAGCGCGGCATACGAGAAAGGCCGATTGCTCAGGCTCAAAGGGTTCGACGTTGAGGTCAAAATCCCCCCAAATCCCGATAGTGACTGGAACGACATGTGGGCCGAAGCCCAACAATTGCAAGGAGTGGCGTGATGGCTGGCTACGCGAAGCTTTCGGCCTCAATCGTTACAAGCTCAATCTGGTGTGAGGACGACAAGACATTCCGTTTGTGGATCGCCATGCTGGCCATGGCCGATGCTCACGGGCACGTGGATGGGTCTGTCCCGGGCATGGCGCGGATTCTCGGGGCTACAATTCCTGAAACGGAAACCTGCCTGGCTCGCCTCGCTGCCCCGGATCCCTACAGCCGCACCCCTGACCACGAGGGGCGAAGACTGGTGCCTGAACCCGGCGGATGGCTGGTGGTGAACTACGAGCTGTATCGCGGCCAGGGGCAACAGAAGGACGGTAGCAGGGCGGAGTATTTCCGCAACTACCGCAAGAAAACCAAAGGCGCAACGCCGCAACATGTTGCGCAACAACCAGATGTTACATGATACCGCGCCTGCTTATGCCTATGCATATGCGTATGCCTTTGAAAGAGCCCTTACCAAGGAAGAACTGAATGAGTGAGACGTACACCCCCCAAACTCCTTCCAAGCCCGGCCCTAAGCCGCTTCCGGTTGAATCCCGGTTTTGGTCGAAAGTCGACAAGAACGGTCTGAATGGATGTTGGATCTGGATCGCAGCCAAGAACCCGGGTGGCTACGGTCTTTTCAGCCTCAACGTGAAGATGCAATTGGCCCACCGGATCGCATACGAGATGGTTCATGGGCCGATCCCCGAAGGGATGCAGTTGGATCACATTTGCCATTGCCGGGCCTGCGTGAACCCGGATCACCTCCGTTTGGCAACCAACGCTGAGAATGGATGGAATAAGGCCAGGGGTCCAAAGAACACCACCGGGTTCAAAGGTGTCATCTGGTTTAAACGCGATCAAAACTGGAGAGCAGAGATCGAGTGCAACGGCAAGAAACACAGCCTGGGCTACTTTGACTCTCCTGAAAAAGCTCATGCCGCCTACTGTGAGGCCGCCAGGAAACTCCATGGGGAATTCGCTAATTTTGGAGAGTCAGCATGACTAGGGAAGATTGGATCGCATTAGCGCAAGAGCGTGCGGCTGTGATGGAGTTCGACGCCGGGATCCCCGCACCCCTGGCAAAGGAAAAAGCCCAGGCCGACACCATCAAGCGCTTCGGGCGTTGCCCGGCAGAAAGGAAGACATCATGACCCCAGAGAACGCCATCATCTGCCCCGCCATCATCAGGAACCAGGGCAAGGTGACGCGGAACGACCTCGCCCTGTGCGATGACGCCCCCCAGACCCCCGAAATAGATCCTGGAGCCTCTGGCGCGGTCCCAAAGTGGGTTCAGGATGTCTTTTGGATGGTTGGCCGCGAGGGGCGGGCATGAGCCTCGACAAGAAGGTCTTCGTCCTCCGCGAGCGCTGCCACCTGGATTACTTCCTCAGGTGGATAGCCGAGAACTGGGAACGTCAATCCCTGGCAGGGAAACCCATCGCCATAACCGCCAGCGAAACAAAGCGAAGCATGGAAGCCAATGCTTTGATGTGGGTCATCCTCACCGCATGGAGCAAACAGGTCGAATGGCCGATCAATGGACGCATGGGTCTGCTCACCCCAGACGAATGGAAGGACATCCTCACAGCAGCCTTCCTCGGAGAGATGGGCAGGGTAGCTCCCGGCCTCACCGGGGGAATGGTCCTGCTCGGCTGCCGAACCCGAGACTTCTCCGGCACCACCATGAGGGAGTTCATCACGTTCCTGTTCTCCGAGTCCGACGCCCGAGAGGTCAACATTGACCGCCCCCGGGAACGCGAGGAATACCGAGGGAGGCCTGCCGCATGAGATACAAGCTCCGTTACTACTGGCGAATCCTCTGCCATACCCTCGGCTTCTGCCCCCGCTGCGGCGAACACATCAACCGTCTCCCCCACGGCGGGGTGATCTGCCCAACCTGCAAGCAGCGATGAGAAAATCAGGGATGCCCAAAATGAAGGTCGAACCGCTCAAGACTGCCGCCGGACCCGACTGGATTGTCATCGAAGGAGACTTCCGAGCCGGTACGAAATCGTATCGGGAGCTTGCAGCCCAGTATTCCGTATCGGTTGCCGCCATCCAGCGCAAAGCAAAGAAGAATGGATGGGTTAGAGACCCCACCGGGACGAAGAGGCGCATCGTGGCGGCCCGCCTGGCAGGGGTGATACAGGAAGCGGGACAGTGTACCGCGTATCAGATCGAGGCCGAAGCTGACCAGGATGTCCAGGACATGCAGCTCGGTCTGAGTGGTGCCCGCCTGGCCCTCCAGCGTGCCGTTGCCGACCTTCAACTCCCGACCGAGGAAGAGTCCAAGGCTGACCCCCGGACCGGGTTGGTCGCGGCCAAGGATCTGAAAATCCTGTCCGAGTGCGTGCGAATCAACATTGAGACCCTGCGGATGATCCGGGGCCTGGACGACCCCAAGAATCCAAACAACGAGGAAGTTGATGCGGAAATCGAAGCAGAGCTTGCGAAGCTCCACGCCAGCAAAGAAGCTCGCGCTCCTCAAGCGGTTGCGTGAACTGAATGCCTGGAAGCCCCTGCCGGGACCGCAGACGATGGCCTACCACTCGCAGGCTGACGAACTGTTCTACGGCGGCTCAGCCGGCGGCGGGAAGACCGATCTCCTCCTTGGCTTGGGCAGCACGGCCCACGACGTTTCGATCCTCTTCCGCCGGGAGTATCCCCAGCTCATGGGCATCCAGACCCGGGCCAAGGAGATGTTCCGCGGAGTCGGTGACTACAACGGGCAGGATCACCTCTGGACCTTGGACGATGGGCGAACGATCGAACTGGGCGCATGCAACCTTTTGGGCGACGAGCAGAAATATCAGGGCCGTCCCCATTCCCTCAAGGGCTTCGATGAAATCACCCACTTTCTAGAGTTCCAGTTCCGGTTCCTCTGCGGCTGGCTCCGATCCACCAAGCCGGGCCAGCGTTGCCGCGTGGTGGCCGCTGGCAACCCGCCTACTGATCCCGAAGGGGAATGGGTGGTTCAGTATTGGCGACCATGGCTGGATGACACCCACCCGAACCCTGCCGCTCCGGGAGAGCTGCGATGGTTTGCCATGGTGGACGGTAAGGAGACCGAGATCGGCAGCGGGGATCCGTTCTGGCATACCCATTCAGACAGCGGCAAGCGTGAATTGGTGATTCCCCTCAGCCGGACCTTTATCCCGGCCCGGGTCGAGGACAACCCCTTCCTGATGGCCACGAACTACCGCGCCAAACTGCAGGGCCTGCCGGAGCCCCTGCGCTCGAAGATGCTCTATGGCGATTTCCAGGCAGGGAAGGCGGATAATCCATATCAGGTCATCCCGACGGCTTGGGTTCAAGCGGCCATGGAGCGGTGGAAGCTCCGAGAAAAGCCCGATGTGGCTATGTCTTCCCTTGGCCTTGACGTTGCCCGAGGTGGGAAGGACAACACGGTGCTGGCCCCCCGGTATGGGAACTGGTTCGACAAGCTGCAGAAGTTCCCAGGCTCAGATACCCCGGACGGCCCCGCTGTGGCCACGCTTGCCATCCAGGCGCGGCGGGACAAGGCGACGGTCAATGTGGACGTGATTGGGGTCGGCGGCAGCGTGGTGGACCACCTCAAGCCGGTCATCGGCACAGCATGTATCCCGCTGAATGGAGCCGAAAAGTCCCTCGCCACGGATAAGAGCGGCCAACTGGGTTTCAAGAACCTGCGTGCCGAGATGTATTGGTTTCTCCGCGAGGCCCTGGATCCGGTTACCGGTCAAGACCTGGCTTTGCCGCCAGATCGTAAGTTGTTGATTGACCTCTGCGCTGCCCATTGGAAACTCACAGCCCAAGGCATCCAGGTCGAGGCGAAGGAAGACATCATCAAGCGGATCGGCCACAGCCCAGATGACGGGGATGCGGTGGTCTATGCGAATTACATCGACAAGCGCAACCTGCCCATCGTGATCAGCAGTTCCTTCTTGCAGAGGCTCCGATGATAGTCGACGGAATCAGCGTCAAAGAAGCCGCCGAACTCTACGGGCTTAATGCCGAGTATTTCCGGCAGAATTACTGCGAGGATGGGGGAATCATTGCCAGGCTGGGCGGTCTGCGTGTCCGGCGGGGCAAGACTGGCAAGCGGTCAATCGAAGTGTCCCGGGCGGTCATTCTCGCCCTCATCGAAAAGGAATCACAGGGGGCAGCATGAAGCAAAAACCGAAGCCTGGAAGTGCTGGGGCCTTCCGCACCGTGAAGAAGAGCGGGGAGTTTGCCTTGGAGATCTCGCTGAACTTCACGCCCGCGAAGGCCAAGGCGGGGTGGGTTGAGATCCCGAAGGAGCCGGTCAAAATTGACCAGACGGAGGGTAAGGAGTGATCGACGCGGCGAAGGTCATGAGGCGAGTGGACGACCTTTGGCTAGAGCAGTTGCAGGCCATGGGGGGCCGGTTGTTCCCCCGCGATATCGAAACCGGGAACATCGTCAAGGCCATCGTCGAAGCGGTCAATTCTGACCGATCAACCCTGGCCCAGGGCTGGCAACCCATCGCCACCGCGCCGAAGAGCGAGTTGGTCCTGACCTTTGCCAAAGGGCGTGGAACGAGCCTTCTGGTGTGCAGCCTCGCCAGGAACGGCCAAGACCTCTGGTTCAACGAAGAGGGCGATATCGTCCCTGTCCCATCCCACTGGATGCCGCTGCCGGATCCACCGGAGGTGAAGCGGTGAGAGCCCACATTCGCATCCCAGCCCTGTTCGGTGATGCCGAGCTTGAAGTCACATGCTGCCAGTCGGGCACCATCAAGCCCGGGATGATCATCTCTGCCCCGTTCCCGCCTTTCTGGTGCCACTGGCATATGCTTCCCAAGTGGCTGAGACGCCAGATCAAGCACCAAAAGGGGCATCCGCTCCATGCGCATGGGGTCTACGCCATTTCGACCGTCTGCACCGGGAGCGATTGACCGGTCAAGACTGACCACACCAGGGGCCTTCACCGGCCCCTTTTTAATGCCTGAAATGCCTAGACGTTCCTATAAGTCCATAGATATCCATATACATACCAGCGCTCGATGATGCGCTCGCTCTCCTGCTGCCCAATGCTTGCCGTGTGGATGGTCCACGGAGGTCCAAGCATGGCAAAGCGCACATCGGTTTCATCTCTCCTTCCCACCTGTGGCGGGACCGTCCTGGCTCTGGCCGGCACGCTGGAAGTCATCCGGGAAATCATTCCCTCGCCCCATTCCCTGCTCTACAGCCTGCACCTGGATGACGTGGCCTGGATCAAGAAACACCTCGGCATCGCGCTTGGCTACATCTGCGAGATCGAGCAGGCCGCCCTGGAACAGGCTGCAGAAGTACCGGCCGTCGAGAAGGAGGGCTGATTCATGACCCCTCACCAGGCATCCCAGCAGCTCCAGCGCATGGCCCACATCAGCACCCTGGCCAACTTCCCGCCCAAGGACCTGGCCATGCGGCAGAGCCTCATCCGCATCGTGGAAGACTCCACCCTGGATCGAACCTACGAAGCGGATCGCAACCGGCTCATCCCCAAGGCCGCCAGCGAAGCCGACGCGCTGACCGTTGCGCAGGCAGGCACCCCGGAATACTGCCCGGAGTGGAGTCGGCACTTCCTTTCCCGGATGACAGAGCTGGCGAAGGGGATCTGATGAGTTTCCTTGCACAGGTCAAGCGCGAGATGGACTTTCTCAACAGTTACGGTCCCAAATTCAACAGGTTCGGGAACATAGTTGCCAGGCCCATTCTCTGGTTCTTCACCATCCTCACGGCAGTCATGGATTGTTTGTTCCTGAAGAAGGGGATCTGATGGACGCCACCTGGACGATCACCATCTTTCACCCGGGGAGCAAGAAGGTCTTCGCCATCTACCAGGGCGCAACGGAGCTTTCCGGGGTCCAGAACATCTTCTTCAAGACCGACACCGGCATGATCGTCCACACGACGCTGCCCTACTTCGCCATCGGGGAGAAGTCTTGAGCACCGCCTACCTGGAAGGGCTCTTGCGGGACGTGTTCACTGCCCAGGGCGCGACCGACGCGGCAGGACTGGCGCACCGGGCCGCCCTGTCCTTCGAGCAGGATCAGCGCGACGCCAAGATCTATGAACTGCGGGCGACGATGACCGAGGCCGCGGTAGCGGAGCGGTTCGGCCTCACCATCCGGAGGGTTCAGCAGATCGTCCGGGAGCGCACGCTGAGGCGGCAACAGAAATAGCGAAACGCCCGTTTCGTTATGCCCGCCTGAGCCTGAGGGACGGAGATCCCTGCCATGGCCAACGACCGGTTTTCACAGAGCAACGGTCAGTTGATCCAGGTGGATGATGACGGCACCGAAACCCTGATGGGCACTGGCTGGGCGGGCAACAACTCTCGGGCCGGAGTGAACCCCGACCACATCCCGGGGCAGAACAACCCGGCCATGCAGGCGGTGAGGTGCATTGGGCCGCTGCCGGTGGGTTGGTATTCGATGAGCGAGCCGTTCCATCACCCGAAGCTCGGGCAGATCACCTTCCAGCTCACGCCGGATCCGGAGAACGAAATGTTCGGCAGGGACGACTTCTTCATGCACGGCGCTGGCGGGGATGACCCCGAGAACTCCAGTGAGGGCTGCATCATCCAGGCTCATGACGTGCGCCAGGCCGTGGCCGATTCCGGCATTCGCCGGCTGCAGGTAGTGGCGTGACCGAATCATGTGGCCTGACCCAATCGACGACCCCTACGGATACGACCTCCCGTTGGGAACCACTCCGCAAGGCGTTCCAAGCGGCCTTGAGCCCGGCGAAGGCGTTCGTCGTTCATGCGTTCAACAGCGATGACCCGGTCGTTGACCTGGATGCCATCGCGTTCTGTGTCCTCTTCCCGTTCTCCATCTATTGGCTGCAGGTCCATCCACACATCGACGGCAACTGGGCTGCGGCCTTCGCCACGATCTGGGCCGCCGTCAAGTTGAGCAATTTCCGTCGTCGCCCAGGAGGTGATCAGTGACCAACATGCGTGCCAAGTTCCAGATCCACAGCGTCAGGCGGAACCTCGACCACAAGGGCGAGGTCGGCAGCGAGACCGTCGACATGAGCCCCGTCTGCAAGTCCGGCGCCTACCCCGCCGACGGCTCGGACGAAGACAACACCTTCGCCAAGTTCAGCCCCAGCGGGAGCCTGAGCCTTACCGTCGCCAATCCGGCGCTGATGGGCCAGTTCAAGCCTGGCCAGAAGTTCTACTGCGACTTCACCCCGGCGGAGTAGGCCATGACCTGGGCGCTCTCGAACTGGAAGTGGATCGTCGGAATCGTTCTGGCCTTGGGTCTCATCACCCTGGGCTTCAACGCCAAGAGCTGCGTCGGGCAGAAGATCGCAAGCGCCGCCCTGGCCCAGGCAGACAAACTCGACGTGCCGGCAGTGGCCGACCTCCAGACGGGAGAACGCAATGCCGCAGCCGCAGTCGAGAAGGATCCCGCCATCAAGGCCGGTCAATCGGCGGTTTCGAACGACCGCGCCAAGCTGGCGATGGATCAGGCAAGAGCCCAGCATCCCGGCCCTGTTCAGCCTCCCGCCGTTCCCGGTTCACCCGATCCTCAGCCTGCTGCGCCGCCTGTGGAATCTGTTGTGGAGCAAGACAAGGATCGGCTGATCGCGGACCTCACCAAGGTCAATTCTGACCAGGCGGAAAAGATCGCGTTCCTCGAATCGGCCTACAAGTCAGCCGATGCCGCCGCTCATGGGTTCCAGGCGGAAGCGGCGTCCCTGCGCATCGCTGTGAGCGCCCTCACAGGCGACAAGCGCGTCTGGGCGGCTGGTGGGATCTACGGCACCAACGGAACCGCTGGCGTGGCCGCAGAGCGCGACCTTGGCCCCTTCCGGGTGGGCGTGGACGTGGTCCGTCGACCCATCAGCAACGGCAATTCAACCCTCGAAGCCCAGGGCCGCGTGCTCTACCGCTTCTGACCCGAGGAGGTCACATGATCGACAAAGACATCCTGCATCTGATCATCGGCATCGTGGCCGTGATCATAGCCCTGTTCCTGGGCAAAGAGTGGGGATCGCTGAAAGCCTGGATCGCCGCACACGCCCAGATCGTGGAAACCGAGGTCAAGGCCGCCGAAGCCAAGGCAGAGGCCCTGTGGTCCGGTGACATCGCCCGGCTCAAGGCCGCCTACGAACTCATGAAGGAAGACTTCGAAGGCAAGCTGGCCGCCGTCGAGTCCCGCGCCGCTGCTGATCTGGCGAAGGCGAAAGCCGACGCGGATGCCGCCCTGGCCCAGGTAAAGGCTGACGCTGCCGCCGAACTGGCCAAAGCCCAGGCCGCCCTCTCCCCCGATACTGCCGCCCCTGTGGTCGCCGATTCCGCTCAGGCTCCGACCGCACAGGCGTAAAAGATGACCCTTCCAGAAGAACTGCAAGCAGCCGCTATCACTGCCGTAGCCCTCGGGTGGCTTGGCAAACTCGTTTGGAGCATCCTCCACCGGGATCGTGTCGCCATCGACAAAGCTGACAGCGACATGGAAGCCCAGGCCAAGGTGCTCTGGACCCGGGTGGACACCATGCGCACCGAAGTGGAAGCCCTCAAGCGGCTGACCGCAGTGCTGGAAGACCGGATCGAAGGCCTTCCAGACTTCGAACGCTGGGACGCCAAGCTGGAAAACCTGCGGACCCTGCTGGAAGCGAAGCTGGACAAGGTATCCGGCCAACTCACCGAGACGCTGGTCCAAATCGCCAAGATCAATCGTCCCGCAGGGGGCAACTGATGCGGTGGTTCTCCTGGTTCCGTCGCAAGCCCTCGCCGGAGGTCGAAGCTGCCAAGGCTGAAGCCAAGGCGCAGAAGGAGCTTGCCGAGCGCCGGGAGAAGCAGCGCATCCACATCGGCGAGGTCTTCGCCCAGCGGCTGAACGAGATGGGCGCAGCCCGCACCGCGGTCAAACACGGCATGCCGGTGCGCGAGCAGTTGCCGATCGAGCCCTACACCCCGCCCTCGGGCGTGGCGCCGGCCCGTCACGTCCTGGCCTGCGACGCCGCCTGGTCAACCACCCTGGGCGGAAGCACGGGCGCGGTCCTCTTCTCTGGCATGGGCTTCCCTGGCTTCCCCTACCTGACGGAACTGACCCAGATCACCGAATACCGGGACATGAGCGAGCGCGTCGCCTACGAGATGGTGCGCAAGTGGATCAAACTGCGCTCCGTCTCCGGCACGGACCGCTCCGAGGAAACCAAGGTCATCGAGCGGGCCATGCGCCGGCTCAAGGTGCGTGACCTGTTCCGGCAGGCGGCGATCATGGACGGCTTCATGGGCCGCGCCCAAATCTTCATCGACTGCGGCGACACGGAGGGGCCGGAGCTGAAGACCCCGCTGATGCTCAACTCCTTCAAGATCCAGAAGGGCAGCCTCCGCGGCTTCAAGATGGTCGAGCCCATCACCACGTATCCGGCTCAATACAACGCGTCCGTGCCGCTTCAGCAGGACTACTACGTGCCCAGCTCCTGGTTCGTCTACGGCCAAGAAGTCCACGCCAGCCGTCTCCTGACCTTCGTTTCCCGGCCCCTGCCGGATCTGCTCAAGCCTGCCTACAACTTCAGCGGGATGAGCCTCAGCCAGCTCGCGCAGCCATATGTGGACTATTGGCTGAACACCCGCGATTCCGTGGGCGCCCTGCTGCGCAACTTCTCGACGTGCGTCTATCTCACCAACATGGACGACGTGCTCTCTGGCGGATCCGGTCAGAACTTCATTGCCCGGGCTCAAGCCTTCGTCCAGATGCGAGACAGCCAGGGCCTCATGGTCCTGGACAAGAACAAGGAGCAATTCGAGAAGCATGACACCTCCCTCGCGGGCCTTGACAAGCTCCAGGCCCAGGCGCAGGAGCACATGGCGGCGGTCGCCAAGACGCCGCTTTCCATCTTGCTTGGCATCACCCCGACCGGGCTGAACGCGTCCAACGATGGCGAGGTGCGCACCTTCTATGACTACGTCGGCGACCTGCAGGAAGCCCTGTTCCGCGGTCCCCTCGAAGTGATCATCAAGGTCATCCAGCTTTCCGAGCTGGGCTACATGGACGACGACATCACCTTCGACTTCGCCCCCATGATGGCCATGACTGAGAAGGAACGGTCGCTGATCCGCAAGGCCGATGCCGACTGCGCCCAGATCTACGATGTGCTGGGGGCCGTCTCTCCGGAGGAAATCCGGGAGAACCTGATCAACGACCCTGAGAGCGGCTGGAATAACCTTTCGAAGGGCGTGGCCTCCAACAAGCTGACCCCGAATCCCGCTGCCGCTGCGAAGTCTGCAACCGCCTCCAGCGCATCTGCGGCAGGGGCACAGGCCGGCGCGGAAGCGGGGGCGAAGGACGCAAAGGCATACACGCTCATGCTCGACGCCGTCTCCCTGGCCCAGGACACGAACTGGCATGGGAACGGCCACACCGGAGGATTCGGCGGCGCAGGGGAGCACCCCTACGTGACAGCCATGAAGGCCAGTGGACTTGCCCAAAGGGCGTCCAACTTGGCAAAGAAGACCGACACCAAGGAATCCAACCAGCGGGCGATCAGTGCCCACCAGCGAGCCTTGGCGGCTCACAAGGATGCCCTGGTGTCGGCTTCGGCTCAGGCCAAGCCGGTCCACGAAGCGTATGCCGAGGCTCACCAGGCTTCGATAGACGCTCACATCGCGCGAGGCAAGAAATGATCACCAAGATGATCTACCGCTGCGCGGCTTGCGGGGAACTCTTCGCTCTCGACGTGTCCCACGAGAAGAACCTCAGCCCGTTCCAGGGTCAGGTGTCATTCCATCCATGCGCGGTCCCTCTGCCGCTGGACTTCGTCCAGGTGCAGAAGGGCTCCGAGAAATCCACGATCCAAGGGATCGGCAACCTGATCGCGTTTTTCGAGACCCCTGAGGAGGACTCCTGATGACCGCATACCTTTTCCGCTGCTGTGGCCAAGTGGCCGCGGTGGACAACAGCACCGCCCCGACCTTGGTCCTGCCCCACGTCTGCAATCAGGGCAACCCCGGGCAGGCCCCCATCGTCCAGGTCGGCATCTGTGACGCGCAGAACCTTTCGACGTCCCCGCAGGTTGACACCATCGCGGAAACCAACGTCAACACCGAAACCGTCACGGTCGAACCGCCTCAGTGAAACTCCACGCCCCTGGCTCGAAGGCCGTAACCCTCACACCTGTGCGACCCAGCGCAGCGGTGAGGGCATGGTATGAAGGCCAGTTGGTTCGGCTGGTGGATGAGATGGCCACCAGCGTCGAGCACTGGGCGACCGGCGCCTACCGGCGGCACCTGGCCGGCGCCGCTCCGGAAGGAGCGCTCTATCACACCTTGGAGCTGCTCGGGAAGAAGTGGCACAAGAAGTTCGATGACGTGGCCCAGTCCATGGCAGAGGGCTTTGTTGACCGGACCCTGCGGCACCATGACCTCGCGTTCCGCGGCTCGCTGGTAAATGCCGGGTTCGGTGTCGTCGCCATGGACGCCAAGGTCTTGCACAAGCTGGCCCCGATCAAGCTCCAGATGACCAAGCGGCTGAAGCGGGCTGTCCGGTCAAAAGTGACCGAGAACGTCAACCTCATCTCCAATGTTCCCACGCAATACATGCATGACATCGAGACGCACGTTGCTCGATCAGTCGGACATGGCCGGGACCTGAAGACCCTGACCGATTACATGCAGGATCGGCTCGAAATCACCAAGCGCCGGGCCAGCCTCATCGCTCGGGACCAGAACAACAAGGCGACTGCCCTGATCCACCAGGTGCGGCAGCTTGACCTCGGCATCACCAAGGCGAAGTGGGTCCACACCGGGGCGAGCATCCACCCCCGCGAGGATCACGCCGCCTTCGACGGTGAGCTTTACGACGTGGAGGAAGGGCACGACTTCGGGGATGACTTCGGGTCCGTGCTGCCAGGCGAAGCCATCAACTGCGGGTGTTGCAGCGCGTCTGTGATCCCCGGCTACGACGACGAAGCAACCCAGGAGGAAGCCGAATGAGCATCCAGGATCTCCAGACCACCGCTGCCGCCTTGACGGTTCAGGCCCAGGCCGCTACCGCCGCCGCCAGCCCTTCCCAGTCCTCTGCCATGCACAACCAAGCGGCCATCGCGCATCAGCAGGCCGCGAGCGCATGGCTCCCCACGGGCGACACCCGCAACGTCGCCCAGCACACGGCATCGGTGGCGATCCACCAGGCCGCCGCAACCACCCTCAAAGCCGCCGGCAAGTGACCGGTCAAAAAGGAGCCCCATGGGCGCAGTCGAGAATCTGAAAACCTTCATCAGCGTGAACGAGCAGGGGGCCGCGCTCGCCGCCCAGCTCCAGGCGCTGGAGTGCGAATCCAAGGCCGCGCTCGCCGCTGCCATCGCCACCATGGACCGGGCCAAGACCTACGTCTGGGTTCAGCCCAACGGGAAGGCCCTGGTGATCCACTTCGCCAACGATGTGACTAACCTCCTGGAAGTCGAGGTGCTGACGGAGGAAGTCCCCGACGTGGCGCCCGCGGAGAACGTGGTCACCTTCCTGCCCCCTGCGCCGCCCCAGGAAGAGCCCGCGCCTGAGCCCATCCTTCTGGCCGTCCAGGAACCCCCGGCGGCTCCTGAGCCCATCCCCGCCCCGGCGGAAGCTGCGCCCGCCGAAGTTTCCGAAACGCCCGTTTCGTCATCCACCGCTGACCCTGTCGCATAGGGAACAACATGACCCTCGCCTTTGACAAAGCAGCACCCAAGGCCGATCTCCTCACGGCATGCGACGCCTCTGCCCGGAGCATCGATGCCCAGGGGTTCTTGCACGTCGAGGTGAGCAACATCAGCAAGGCGACGGTCAACCTCTACATCGGCCAGGAACTCGACCCGGATGGAAAACTCGGTTTGAACCCCGGCGGGGCATACCAGATCTTGCGCCCTGCCGAGGAACTGGCCAAGGCCGTTTCCACGTTCAACGAACTGCCGCTGATGGACGTTCACATCCCGGTCAGCGCGTTCGACCTGATGGACCCGGAAGTCAAGCGGCACATGGTGGGCACCACCGGCAGCAACGCGCAGTTCAACGCGCCCTACCTGCAGAACTCCCTGACCGTGTGGACCGCTTCTGCCATCGCCGGGGTGCAGAGCAAGGAGCAGACGGAACTCTCCTGCGCCTACCGCTACAAGATCGACATGACGCCGGGCGAGTTCCAGGGACAGCCCTACGACGGTCGCATGTATGACATCCAGGGGAACCACGTCGCCCTGGTTGAAGAGGGCAGGGCAGGCCCGGACGTGGTGGTCCAGGACAGCGTGAATCCCGCCCTGGCCAGGGCAGAGCAGACCAAGAAGATCGCCGCCGCCGTTGCGGTCGCGTTTAGCAGAGACGCGAAACCCCGGACCGCGAAACCGAACATCGCTGCCCGCATCAAGGCCGCCCTGCATTTCGGCAAGTGAACCCACACCCAACGGAGGCCCCGCAATGGGCAAGAAAGTCAGAAATCTCACCGCTCAGGGCCAGGCTGTTCGCGGCCTCCTGACCGGCATCCTCGCGCCCCGGCTGGCCGCTGACGCTGCCCTGAAGCCCGGCGACATCGACAAGCTGCTGAAGGGCGTGGCCCTCGGCAAATACAGCGCCCAGATCCCCGCCATCGTCGGCGATGCGAAGGCCAAGTTCGGCTCGCATCTCGCCAAGGACGCGAGCCTGGATGATCTGCCGGAGATCCTGGAAGCCCTGAAGGCTGCCGGCGGCGATGACGACGGCGACGAAGGCATTTCGATGGACGACGACATGGGCGAGGACGCCGGCACCCCCGGCGAGCAGCTCATGGCGATGCTGGCCAAATACCAGATTCCCGCCGAAGACCTGGACAAGATCAACGGCCTGCTGACCGCCATGGCGCCCCCCGCGCCCGGTGCCGCCGCCGATGCCCCCAAGCCTGGCGCTTTCCCCGCCAAGAAGGAAGGGGAGGCCCTGCCGGTTCCGCCCCTGACCAAGCCCGCGATGGACGCGGCGATCAAGGACGTGGAGAAGCGGACCCAGGAGCGCATCAGCGCCCTGTTCAAGGCCGGCGAAGAAGTCGCCCCCTTCCTGGGCAAGGTCGACGTGCTGGCCGCAGACAGCGCCGCCGCCGTCTACAAGCTGGCCCTGGATGCCGCCAAGGTTTCGACCGAGAGCGTGGACCCCAGCGCCTTCCGCGCCATGGTCGGCATGCTCCCGAAGCCTGACGACAGCGCCACCCCCACCATCGCGCTCGACAAGGCCGCAGTCGACAGCTATGCCGCCGCCTACCCCAACCGTCCCGGCAAAGCGTAAGGAGACGCCATGACCTTCCAGAAATCCACCAGCATCTTCCCCTCCCCCGGAGTGGCCGGCGCTCGCGCCAGCATGAACCCGGTTTTCAGCATCGTCGCCGGGCCCTGGAACCTCACCACTGGCGCCCTGGGCGTCGTGGTCGGCAAGTTCGCCTGGCAGAACCTGGTGGCCGCGACTGGCATCAGCACCGTCAACAACTTCAGCCCCACCGCCCCGGTCATCCCTGACGGCTTCGTCTCCAACGAGCAGCAGGGCCTGATCACCACCTGGCTCGCCGACCGCTCCCTGGTCGTGCCCCCGGGCCTTCCGGTCACCCTCTACAGCCGCGGTGACTTCTGGGCGAACAGCGTCTACGGTGAAGCGGTCGTCGGCAACAAGGTGTTCGCCAACCTGTTCAGCGGCGACATCTACGCGGCCCCCGCCGGTTCCTTCCTGACCCTCGCCCTGGGCAGCAACGCCGCGTTCACCGCGACCGTCGCGGCCTACGTGATGACCGTGTCCGCTGTCGCCTCCGGCGTGCTCCAGGTCGGCCAGCAGGTTTCCGGCGCGGGCCTCCCGTTCCCCTGCTACATCGAGTCGCTCGGCACCGGCACCGGCGGCACTGGCACCTACAACTTGAGCCAGAGCGCCACCATCGCCACCGGCACGGCCATGACCAGCGTTTCCCCCAGCGGCCTCGGCGGGTTCACCGGCCAGGCGTCCTTCGCCACCTCCGTCATGACCGTGACCGTGGTCACCACTGGCGCCCTCGCCGTCGGCCAGATCATCCAGGCTGCTGGCGTTGCCGCTGGCACCTACATCTCCAGCCTCGGCACCGGCACTGGCGGCCTGGGCACCTACAACCTGAGCACCACGCCGGGAACGATCGCTGCCGAAGCCACCGCGGCCTCCAGCTGGATCGAGACCCCCTGGTATGTCAACTCGCCCGGTAACGTCGGCGACCCCATCAAAATCGGCGTCCGCAACTAAAGGAGCGAGCCAACATGCGCATCAACTCTCACATCCCCCTCCTGGCCAGGGACTTCGGGATCATCTTCCCGGGCGCCGTGGACTACACCAGTTCCCAGGTCGCCATTGACGCCCAGCGTGCGGTCCTGGCCGACGCGGCTCCGACCAACGCGCTGCAGAGCCAGTTGGTCACCTTCGGCAACGCGGGCATCCCTGCGTATCTGACCAACTTCCTCGACCCCGAGCTGACCCGGGTGCTCACCACCCCGCCCGAACTCGCCAACATCTTCGGCGAGGTCAAGAAGGGCGACTGGATCACCAAGAGCGCCATGTTCCCGCTGGTGGAAGCGACCGGCGAAGTGTCGAGCTACGGCGACTACAACAACAACGGCCTGGCCGGTGCCAACGTGAACTACGAGCCCAGGCAGAGCTACACCTTCCAGATCTTCACTCGCTGGGGTGACGAAGAGATGGAGATGGCGGGGCAGGCCAAGATCGACTGGGCTGCCGAGCAGAACATCAGCGGCGCCCTGTGCTTCGCCAAGTTCCTGAACAAGAGCTACGCGTTCGGCGTCGCCGGCCTGAGCAACTACGGCCTGCTGAACGACCCGGCCCTCAGCGCCCCGCTGACCCCGACCGCCGCCTGGTCCACCGCGACCGGCGTCCAGATCGTCGGCGATGTCCAGCGCATGTTCGCCCTGCTCAACACCCAGTTGGGCGGCAACGTCTCCATGAAGGACAAGCTGACCCTGGTCATGGCGCCCCTCACCGAGCCCTACATGCTGACCAGCATGCAGAACACCTACGGCACCGCCAATGTGCAGGAATACCTGAAGAAGGCGTTCCCCAACATGGAGATCAAGACCGCCGTCGAATACGCCACCGGCTCCGGCAACCTGGTGCAGCTCATCGCGCCCATGGTCCAGGGCCAGAAGGCCGGGTTCTGCGCCTTCACCGAAAAGATGCGGGCTCACGCAATCGTGCGTGACACCTCCTCGACCTACCAGAAGAAGTCCGCTGGCACCTGGGGCGCGATCGTCAAGATCCCCGCCGCCATCACCCAGCTCCTCGGAGTTTAAAATGGCTGAATCCGTCATCGTCATGTGCAAGCTGCCCCACGGCCTGGTTCTCCAGGTCGGGGACAAGCGGGTATCTCTTCGCGGATCTGCCAACTACCTCCAGCCGAACCCCAAGCGGAAGTTCCAGGCGCCGGAGATCGTCTATGTCGACAGCCTGAACGTGATCGACAAGAAGTTCTGGGACGACTGGAACGCGATGATCCTGCGGTCCTTCCCGGATCCGTTCAACAAGGGCAAGCACACGTTCCAGCCGCTCCTTCCCGGCCCCAACGGCGAATCCCCTGCGATCTACGTCGGCAAGGACCGCGACGAAGCCACGGCCATGGCCAAGGACATGGAGAAGGTGCGCTGCGGTTTCGAAGCCCTGATCCCCAAGGAACACGGCGTCGAGGATTCGAACAAGACCAATCAACCCGCCGGCCTGGTTCTGTAAAGGAGCACCGTGACTGTCGTCGCTTTCGATCCCGTTGGCTTCATCGTCCGCTACCCGGAGTTCGCTTCGGTGAGCCCGACGATGCTCGGGATGCTGTTCACGGAAGCCACGTTCTACCTCGACAACACGGACAACTCCCAGGTGCAGGACATCCCCACCCGGACCGCTTTCCTCTGGATGCTGACCGCTCACATCACGGCCCTGAACATCGGCGTGAGCGGTCAGTCCGCGAACTCCCTGGTGGGCCGGGTCTCCGAAGCGAAGGAAGGTTCCGTGTCGGTCAAAGCCGACTTCGGGACCACCTCCGAAGCGGCGGCCTGGTATAACCAGACGAAATACGGCGCGGCCTACTGGCGTGCTTCCTCTTCGTTCCGGGGGATGCTCTACATCGGCGCCCCCCAGATGATCCCCTCCTACGTCCCGAGGGGATAAGCGATGACCTTCGATGTGGCGGCGTTCTCCGGCGGCAACAAGATGGGCGAAGCCCTGGCTGCGATCGCCAAGGCCATCGGTGACGAGGCCACTGTGAGCGTCGGCTTCCTGGAAGGGTCAACTGCCGGCTGGAATGGACCGCGCCCCAAGGGCCCGTCCAAGAAGGGCAGCCGGAAGAAGTCCGACAACGCCAAGGGAAGCCAGGTCCCCGCTGCCACGGTCGCGTTCCAACTGGAATACGGCAACAAGTTCATGCCGCCCCGTCCGTTCTTCAGCGGCATGATCGCCAAGCAAAGCCCGACCTGGGGGCGGCTGATCGGGGCCGCGCTCAAGGCCAATGGCTACAACTCCAAGAAGGCCCTTCAGATGATCGGCCTGAAGATCAAGGAACAGCTTCAGGACAGCATCATCAATTTCGACGGCCCGGACATCTCGGCTGCGACCAAGGCCCGCAAGCAGTTCGCGGGCGGCGAGAGCAAGCCCCTGATCGACTCGCACAACATGCTCAACGCGGTCGATTTCCGGGTGAACGAATGAACCTCCATGGGATCGCCTCCGGCGCCATCGGGTCCGTCAACCCGAGCCAGAAGGTCGCGCTCAAGGCCAGCACCGGCTACACCACCGCGGCGGGCGGCAAGCAGTCTCCCACCTATGCTTCGGTGGTCAATATTGACGCCCAGGTCCAGGAGCTCACCAGCGACCAGCTCCGGCACGTCAACGGTCTGGGCATCGACGGCATCCTCCGGAAGCTCTGGGTCAATGGCACCCTCCACGCCGTCGATCGGGCCCAGAGCCTTGGCGGCGATATGGTCACCCTCGCCGACGGCACCATCTGGCTGGTGGTCCACATCCTCGAACAGTTCCCCGACTGGTGCTCTGCGGCCATCCAGAAGCAGGTGTCCTGATGGCGAGTGCCCCTTCCATCCTGGTCAAGATCTCCATCCGCAAGGGCTGGTCCTGGCCCATCGTCCTGGCCTCGCTCATCTCCAAGCGCCTGGCATTCTGGTGCATTGACCATGCCGTGAAGGTTGAGGTCGTGCAATGACCTACACCTCCACCATCACCGATGACCAGGTGTTCCAGGCCCTCCAGGCGTGGATCATGGATGCGCTCGGGCTGGACATCAACCACGTCATCCAGGAACTCGGAAACCGGGTTTCCACCCCCACGGGCGGATTCGTCTGCATGACCCGGATCGCCCAGAAGCGATTGAGCACCAATGTCCGGCTCTTCACGAACGCCTTTCCCGTCGAGACCGTGACCGAGCAGCAGGACAAGGATTTCGTGATCCAGCTCGACTGCTACGGTCCCAGCGCCTCCGACTGGATGTCAATTTTGACCACCGCCTTCAGTTCGAGCCTCGGAACCCAATACTTCGCGCCCAGCGGCTTGGTTCCCCTCTACCACGAAGATCCGACAAGCGCCCCTCTGGTCAACGGCGAGGAGCAGTACGAAATGCGGCTGCTCACGCGGGTGCATCTGCAATACAACCCGGCCATCGTCGCGCCCATGACGTTCCTGACCATTCCCAAGCCCACCATCCTCGACATCCTCACCAAGCCCTAGGAGGGCGCCCATGTCTATCCCTGTCAAGCAGCTCATCAGCGTGACGCCCAGCGTGGTCTCCGGGGGCGGCGTCGCCGAGACCCTCAACGGGGTCATCCTCAGCCAGAATGCTTCCCTGCCGGTGGGGACGCCCTTGTCCTTCCCGAACCTGGCCGCGGTGCTGGCCTACTTCGGGAACTACAACTGCAACTTCACCGGAACCTGCGTCGGCAACACCCTCACCGTCACGCAGACCATCTCCGGGGCGCTGGCGGTCGGCCAGCAAATCCAGGGCGCCCAGGCTGTCGGCGTCCCGCCCGGGACCGTCATCACCGCCATCGGCACCTACAGCAGCGTGACCGGCATCGGCACCGTGACCATCTCCGGCCCGGGCTTCACGCAGGCCACCAGCTCGGCCATGACCTCGAACTGCCTGGAATACCAGATGGCCCAGGTCTACTTCGCGGGCTTCACCATCGGCACCCAGACGCCCCAGGCGCTGATCTTCAGCCGCTACGCCTCCGTCGCCTGCCCCGCGTTCCTGAACGGCGCGGCCATGGGCTTGACCCTGGCCCAGGTTCAGGCCATCGTCTCCGGCACCCTCAGCATCACGATCGACGGGGTGGTCAAGTCCTTCGCCGCCGTGAACCTCAGCGCGGCCACCAGCCTCAGCAACGCCGCCGCTCTGCTCACCACGGCTCTGAGCCTCGCTGGTTCTGCCGCCGTCACCTACAGCAGCCTCCTCGGCGCCTTCGTGGTGACCTCTGGCACGACCGGAGCGACCTCGACCATGACCTACGCCACTGGCACCCTCGCCGCGACGTTGGGCCTCGCCTCGGGCAACGGGGGCACCCTCTCGCAGGGTTCCGCCGCCATGGTCCCCGGCACCGCCATGACCGCCCTGGTTGCGCAGACCGCGAACTGGGCCGGGTTCTCCACCGCCTTCGAACCGATCGACACCGACAAGCAGGCCTTCGCCACCTGGACGGCCGGTACCAATGGCCAGTTCTACTACGCCCCCTACTCCACGGACGCGACCGCCAAGGGCGCTCACGGCTCCTACGTCGGCTTCGGCTACTGGCTGCAGCAGAACAGCGTGTCCGGGACCGCCTGCTTCCTGAGCGCCCTGGAATCGGCCTTCGACTTGAGCCTCACGGCCAGCACGAACTACAACGTCACGAACGGTCGGCTCGACCACTCCTACAAGACCAGCAATGCCGTGATCCCCCCGAGCGTCACCGATTCGGTCACCGCGGCGAACGTGATCGCCAATGGCCTGAACTACTACGGGTCCTACGCCACCGCGGCCACCCAGTGGAACATCCTCTACCCGGGCCAGATCAGTGGGTCCTACCTCCAGATCGGCGCCTACGTGGATGCGATCTGGCTCAACGCCAACATTCAGCTTGCCGAAATGGGCATGTTCACCGGGGCCAATTCGATCCCGAACGATCCCGCCGGCTACACGCTCATCAAGGCCGCGCTCAAGACCCTCTTCGCACAGGCGCTCAATGCCGGCGTGATCCAGACCGGCGTGAACCTCACCAGCACGCAGATCGCCCTGGTCAATTCCCAGGCGGGCAAGAACATCGCCCCGATCCTCAACGCCGTCGGCTGGTATCTCCAGGTCCTCCCGGCCCCGACGCCCGTCACCACTCCGCCCTGCCTGTTCTGGTATTGCGGCGCGTTCGGCGTGACCTCCCTCAACGTCGCCAGCATCGACCTCATCTAAGGAGATCCCATGACCCGTTCTCTCACTTCGCTTGACGTGGTGCTGGTCCTCACCATTCCGGGCGTCTATCCCAATGGGGTCCAGCTCCAGGGTTTCAAGACCGATGACATCTTCGATCTGGCGGCCGTGAAGCCCAACGTGACCCGCTTCGGCGTGGACGGCATCCTCAGCTCGGGCAAGCAGCTCCAGCCCCGGGTTATGAAGATCCACCTGGAAGCCAGCTCCGAGAGCCAGCAGGTTTTCGACGACTGGTATAACGCGGAGAACACCTCCCCGGCGGACTCCATCGCCGCCAGCATGACGGCCCTGTTCCCTTCGAACGGCCGGGAATATACCTGCATCCGGGGGTTCCTGACCGACTACAAGGATATGCCCGACGCCAAGAAGGTGCTGGATCCGCTCTCCTACGAGATCACCTGGCAGTCCGTCCAGAAGACGGCGGTGTAAGATGCGGAACAAGCAGCCGTTCACCGTCGAATCCGCGAACAGGGATAAGGGCAAGGTCTTCCTCCTGACCGAGATGCCCCCTTACCAAGCCGAGAAGTGGGCCGCCCGCGCGTTCCTGGCCCTGATCGAATCCGGGGTGAACATCCCGGAAGAAGTCGTGGCTGCCGGCATGGAAGGGCTGGTCTCCGAAGCCGGAGTGAAAGCCATCGGGACATCCCTCCTGGGAGGGCTCGGTAAGATCCGGTGGGAGCTGCTGGAACCTCTGCTGGACGAGATGATGGAGTGCGTTCGCATCGTCCCGGATCCGGTCAAGAACCCGGATTTCTCGCGTGGGCTGAACAAGACCACGGAGGACATCGAAGAGGTCACCACGCTGCTCCAGCTCCGGGGCGCAATCCTGAAGCTCCACACGGGTTTTTCCTTCGCCGCCAAGCCCTCGACCTCCCCGGCTTCGACGGCGACGACCCGGGTTTCGCCAATTACAAGAATGTCCCGCCGCGCATCGGCATAGTCGTTTCGCGCCGGCTGGCATCGCTTCGGGAACTGCAAGACGGCACCTATGGCCTTGAGGACTTCTACAACTTGCTGGAGGTAATCGCTGTGGACAACTACAACGAGCGCGTGGCCTCCAACAAAGGGAGCGATGCCTAATGGCAACCGTGATCGACGCGCTGCTGGTGACCCTGGGGCTCGACAACAGCGAGTTCAAAAAGGGCGAGCAAGAAGCCGAAAAAATGTATAACGAAATGGTCAAGAAGGCTGCTGCATCCGCGAAGGCCATCGTGGATGCAGCCAAGGGGAAGTCGAAGGAAGAGATTGACGTTGCCAAGGCGACGGCCAAGGAACTGATGACGACCGAGAAGAAGGCCGCCAAGGCGATCTCCGACAGCATGAAGAAAGAGGCCAAGGAGACCACCGAAAAAATCAAGGAGCAGACCGAGAAGGGCAAGGAGTTCTTCAAGGGCATGGCTGAGAGTGCCATGGAGTTCTTCGGCATCATGATGGCCGCGGGCGCCATGGTCGAATTCGTCAAGGGCACGCTGGAGGCTGAAGTCTCTGCGGGGCGCCTGTCCAAGACCCTGAACATGGACGTAGAGGACCTTGAAGCTTTCCAGGGGGCCGTCAAGCGCGTAGGTGGCACCGCAGAAGGCATGGATTCCAGTTTGAAGGGGCTCAACTCCCGCCTGGAGATGATCGCCATCCATGGGCCCCGCTCGGCGATGGCTCTCAAGGTCTTCGCTGGCCTGGGCATCTCTGAGGTGGCACTGAAGGGCAAGGACGCGACCCAGGTGATGGGCCTCCTGGCCGAGAAGATGGAGCACATGAGTGGGGCCAAGGCGATGGCGTTGGGTGAGCGCCTGGGCCTGGACGAGGGCACGGTGCGCCTGCTCCAGAAGGGCAAGGAGGGCATGGAGGCCCTGACCAGCGCCGTCAAGAAGCACGTCGCCAGCGCGGAACAAGTGGAAGCCGCCGAGAAGTTTGAGCAGTCCATGCTTGACATCAAGGGGGCTCTAGCAGCCACCGGGCGCGACCTCATGTCCAACCTGATGCCTGCGCTGCAATTCATGGCTCAAACACTCGGTAAGGTTGCCCAGTGGGCCCGGGATCATTCGGAGGTCATCAAGGCGGGCATTCTCGGCATCGCTGCAGCCTTCCTGGCCGTCAATGGTGCCGCGATCCTCATGGGCATCAACGCTGCCATCGCGTGGTTCATGGCGACCTGGCCCCTGGTGCTTCTGGTGGCGGGCATCGCCGCAGTGGCGGCAGGGCTCTACCTCCTCATCAAGCACATCAGGGAGGTGGGTCATTTCTTCAATGAGGTGGCTCTGGAGATTGTCTTTCAGATGCTCAAGGCATTCTTCACCGTCGAGCACGCCGGGGCCAAGATGTGGAAGGCGCTGTTGGCCGGGGCCAAGGCTGCGCTCGGGTGGATCGGCGACAAGCTCAAGAGCATCGGCAACGTGGTGCTGAAGGTCGCCACCCTGGGCATGGCTGGAGGGTCCACGCCTCAACCTGCCTCTGCTGGAGCGGGAGCAAACGCCAGCATGGCCATGCGCCCCTCCGTGGCCAACAGCAGCCATTCCACCAGCACCAGCACGCGGGAAACCCACATCGGGCAGATCACCGTCCAGACCCAGGCCACGGACGCCAAGGGCATCGCCAAGGATATTGGCGGCGCGGTCAAGTCCCATGGCCTTGTGGACCAAGCCGACGGGGGTATGTAGCCATGGCGAACGGGTGGGGCCTCTACAGGGTGAACGGGCAACTGGTTTTTGACGTGGATTCTTGCCTGGATCTAAAGGTAGCCAACAAGGCCAAAGTCAGCACGTTCCCGGTGGAACTGGGCGCCTTCGCCAGCTACAACAAGGTGAATGAACCCAATGCCATCAAGACCCGGATGGCCGTGAGTGGGCAGGAGCGGATCGCCGCGTTCCAGGCCACGCTCAAGAGCGAACTGACCCAGGCGAACCTCTACAACGTGGCCACCCCGACGGCGGTCTACCTCAACGTCACCTTGGAGAACTACGACCATGACCAGACTGCCGAAAACGGCGGGTTGAGCATGCTGGTGGTCGACATGGCCCTGCTGGAGGTGCGCGAGGTCACCCCGGCCTATACCACCGTGGCGCTGCCAAAGCCCAAGAACCCCGCCAGCACTTCGAAGGCTGTGGGAGGGAAGGGGCAAGCCCAGGCGCCGGCCAAGCCGCCATCCCACACCTGGTCAACGGTCGTTGCGGAAGCTGACGGGGCGGCATCATGAGCAACCTCTACTGCGACCTCGCCATCGACGGCATCACCCTCTGGACCGGCGTCGTCTGCCTCAACTGCGTGCTGATCGACTCCTACCGCTACCTCGGATTCATCGGCCACCTGGGCTTCGATGATTCCCAGGGCTCGGACGACCCGGACTATACCGGCCTCGGTCCTGGCGGGCGCTTCCAGTTGCTCTACTCCCAGATCGGTCAAGACACCGTGCAGGTCCCGCTCCAGGCCATCCCCGCCCAGCAGCTCGACGTGAACCTGGGCGGCCAGAACTGCACCATCAGCCTCTATCAGAAGTGACCCCATGACCCAAGGCTCCAGCTTCAACCAGAAGATCCTCCAGGCCAACCTCACGTTGACCAAGGGGACCTTCGACGGTTCGCACAACACGGTGAACCTCACCGGCCTGCGCATGGAAGCGGAGATCGAGAAGGGCGGGCATCCCAGCAAGAACAGCCTGAAGCTCAAGATCTTCGGGATGCGTGAGCACGACATGAACATGCTCACGACCCTGCCGGCCAAGAGCGAGAAGCCGCTGGCCGTCCACAAGAGCTTGCTCCAGCTCCTGGCAGGGGATCAGTTCGGTCTGGCCACCGCCTTCGAAGGCGAGATCACTGGGGCGTGGACCAGCTACCAGAGCGCTCCCAACCTCGAATTCAGCATCGAGGCCATCGCGGGGTTCTACCCTGCACTCGCTCCGGTGAAGCCCAAGAGCTTCCAGGGGAGCGCCTCTGTGGCGAACCTCATGAAGGCCCTGGCCTCCCAGATGGAATACGCCTTCGAGAACAATGGCGTCACGGCCAGCTTGCACAATCCCTACCTCGCAGGGACCGCCATGCAACAGGCTGCGGCCATTGCCGATGCCGCGAACATCGAGTTCGGTGTGGACGACGGGACCTTGTTCATCGCCCCCCGCGGTGTGGCCAGGAAGGGCCAGGCTCCCCTGATCTCAGCCTCTACCGGCCTGAAGGGCTACCCGATCTTCGACAAGAAGGGACTGAAGCTCACCACCCTCTACAACCCCGGAATCAAGCTGGGCGGCCTCATCGTGGTGCAGTCCAGCATCCCGATCTGCTGCGGCACCTGGCGCGTGCATGGCCTCAACCACCACCTCACCTGTGAGATGCCGAACGGTCCCTGGGATTCCAAGGTGAGCGCGACTTGGGTGGGGAACTAGCATGGGCGGCGTCTTCGGGAAACAGGGCATGGCGAGCGGGAACAACCCGTTCAACCAACTGAACTTCATGGTCACGCAGATGCTGGCCAAGCTGAACATCGCCACCCTGGTCCAGGTGATCGCCGTCCACCCGGGCGCCGGCCTTCTGGTCGGGTTCGTGGATGTGCAACCCCTGGTCAACCAGGTGGCGGGCGATGCATCCGCCGTGCCCCACGGAACCATCTTCGGCGTGCCCTATTTCCGCGTCCAGGGCGGGGCCAATGCCGTGATCTGCGACCCTGCCGAGGGCGATGTAGGCTTCGCACTGTTCGCTGACCGTGACCTTTCCAGCGTCAAGGCCACCGGAGCCCAGGCCAACCCTGGGAGCGGCCGCCGGTTCGACATGGCCGATGCTCTGTATTTCGGTGGGTGGGTTACCGGCACGGCACCCACCAGCTACGTCCAGGTGACCCAGGCGGCCATCAACATCGTGAACCCGTCCCTGATCAATCTCCAGATCGGCGGGGCTCCCATCGCGGAGGTCACCGCGAGTCTGGTGACGATCAATGCGGCCCTGAAGGTCAATGGCACCGCAGAGGTCACCGGGGACACCAAGCTCGACTCGACGGTCGAAGTTGCCGGCCTGATCACGGGCAGCGGCGGCGTGGCTATCTCCGGCGGTGGATCCGGCGGGTCCACCATGAACGGCAACTTCACCCTTACCGGGGCCTTCAGTGCATCCGGCGACGTGAAGAGCGGATCCATCAGCCTCGCATCCCACGTCCACTCCGGCGTTCAGACCGGTGGCGGTAATACCGGAGGGCCGATGTGATGGACACGATCCAGCTTTCTCCCGCCTGGGACCTCATGCTCGATGCCAACGGCAACATCGCCCTGGCCACGGGCTCGGAGGCAATCGCCCAGGACGTGGCCAGCGCCATCAGCACCTTCCTGGGCGAGGTCTACTACGACACGACCCTGGGCCTCCCCTGGCTCAGCGAGGTGTTCGGGCAGGAATTCTCCCCGGCCCTGGTCTCAGCGCTCCTGGTCCAGGCAGCTCTCACCGTGCCCGATGTGGTCTCTGCTCGGGTGGTCAATCTTGACGTGAAAAACGGGGCGGTAACTGGGGTCGTCCAGGTCATCGACATCACCGGGCAAGCGCTCGGCGTGACTTTCTAGGAGCACTTGATGACCAATGTCCCTGTCCCAACCCTCGGTCCCACCGGATTCGTGCTGCCCGATGAGTCGGCGATCCTGGCTGGCGCCCAGGCGGATATTAATGCCGCTTTCGGTGGCGGGGCGAACCCTGGGCTCAACACCCCCCAGGGACAGCTCGCCAGTTCCCTCGCCGCCATCATCGCCGACTGCGATGCCCAGTTCCTTCAGATTGTCAGTCAGGTGGATCCTCAATACGCCCAGGGGCGGATGCAGGATGCGATCGGGAACCTTTATTTCATGACCCGGTTCCCGGCCCAGCCCACTCAGGTTTCCGGGGTTTGCGGCGGCCTGGCCGGAACGGTGATCCCTGCCGGTGTGGCTGTGGCTTCAGATGCGGGCGGGAACCTCTATACCTGCTTGGGGGGGACCATCGGCGCGGGCGGCACGGTGACCCTGACCTTCTCCAACCAGGTCACAGGCCCCATTCCCTTCGTCGGTCCCCTCAACATTTATCAGACGACCCCTGGTTGGGACACCATCACCAGCACCCTCCAGGTCGCCCTTGGTCAGGATGTGGAGACCACCCAGCAGTTCGAGGCCCGGAGGTCTGCATCAGTGGCCCTGAACGCCAATGGTAGCTTGGCGGCGATTCGTGCCGCTGTCTTGGCCACTGGCGTTACGGCGGCCTATCTGGTGGACAACCCCTCAAACACGGCAGCCATCATCGGCGGCTTGACCATTCCGGGCAACTCCATCTATGTGGCCGTGGTGGGCGGTAATCCGGCGGCCATCGCGAACGCCATCTGGGCAAAGAAGGACATCGGCTGCAGCTACGCCCCGAGCGCCTCCTTTACCGCCAGTGTTTCCGGGACGGTATTGACGGTCACAGCCGTTGCTTACGGGGCGCTGGTGGCGGGGCAGACCATCTCCGGGGTTAGCATTCCGGCGGGCACGACCATCGCATCGTTGGGCACCGGCACGGGCGGGGCAGGGACCTACAACCTGAATGTCTCAGTTGGGACCGTGCCAGGCGAGGCCATGACCGCTGCAACCACGGTCTACGTCCAAGACACGACCTACCCTCCGCCATATCCGACTTATGCCGTGAGCTACACGGTGCCCATCACGGCGCCCATCAATATCGCGGTGACCCTGGCAGCCGCCTCCAATCCGCCCTCCAACGCGCTGGCGCTGCTCAGCGATGCCTCGAACGGCCTGGTCAAGGCTTTCAACGGTGAGGACGGCGGAACGCCAGCGGCGGGCATCGGCGCCACGATCTACGGCTCTCGGTTCTTCTCGACGATCAACCAGCTCTTGCCTGGGGTGAACATCCTCAGCGTCCTGGTGGGAACCGGATCACCCACTACCCCCTCTCAGGCCTTGAACATCAACCAGTATCCCGTCATCGGGAACGTCACCTTGACACTCGCATGATCAACCTCGAAGAGACCATCATCGCGCAGTTCGCCAACAGTCCGATTCTGATGGCGCTCATCAACAACATGAACGCCTATATCGACCCCTCCACGAACCTCACCAACTTCTACAACATGGTTTGGAACGTGAGCACAGCACAGGGCTATGGGCTTGACGTGCTGGGGCGGATCGTTGGGGTGCAACGCACCATCAATATGCCCCTGCAATCCGCCTCATACCTGGGTTTCAAAGAAGGCTCTTCATGGCAGCCCTTCGGCCAGGCCCCTTTCTGGACCGGTGGGAACGGCACGATCTTCAAAGTGAACGACGCCACCTTCCGAACCCTGATCTTGATGAAGGCTCTTGCCAACATCTCGCGGTGTTCGGCACAGGTCATCAATAAGATCTTGACCACGCTGTTCGGGTCAGGTGGCAAGTGCTACGCCCTGGACCGGGGCAACATGGCGATGCTGCTGCTCTTCGAGTTCAACCTCGACATCGGGAGCCTCTGCATCATCACCCAGTCGGGCGCCATCCCCCGGCCTGCGGGCGTGCAGGCATACCTCATCAACGGGTTCAGTCCTCCAAGCGGATTCGGCTTCCAAGGATCCGGCCTCCAGCCATTCGGCCAGGGAATCTTTTTCTCTGGCGGCTACTACACCGTTCCCCTTCCTCATTAAGGAGCCAGCATGACGACCGCGCTCACCTACCCATCTTTGCTCTCGCAGCCGTTCGCCTCTGGCTCAGGCCCGAACTTTGGCGGAAAAAACGCCATCCCGGTGGCCTCTGCCTCTCCTGCGGCGTCGCTCGCGGACGGTTTCCCCAACGTGACCATGCTCCCTCTCCTGGCCGGGGGCGTGCCTCCCAGCGGGCAGGACATGAACGGCATCCTCAACCTGATCACCCAGCACACGGCTTGGCTCAATGGGGGCGGTGAATACAATTTCAGCGCCACCCTTGCTGCCGCAATCGGTGGCTATGGGATCGGCGCCGTGCTCCAAAGCGTGAGCAATCCCTCGGTCTCCTGGGTCAACCTGTGCGCAAACAATTCCAGCAATCCCGACAGCGGGCCCTTCGCCATCACGGCCAGCTGCGCGACCAACGTGCTCACCGTCACGGCGACGGCGGGCGTGCTTCAGGTCGGCCAGCAAGTCTCCGGCGTGGGGATCCCGCTCGGGACGACCATCGTCAGCTTCGGTACGGGAACCGGCGGGAACGGCACCTATAACCTCTCCACGACCCCTGGCATTGTGGGCAGTGAGAGCATGACCGCCTTCGGCTGGCTCGCATCCTCTGGCAGTTTCCTGGCGGCCTTTGGCGCCGCAGTTCGCACCCAGGCCCAGAAGAATGCCGACTGCGTCACCGTCACGGACTTCCAAGGCGTGGATCCCACTGGGACCAATGATTCCTCAGCGGGCATCCAGAAGGCCATCAACAGCGGGCGCAGCATCATCTTCCCTGACGGGACCTACCTCGCCAACAACCTGACCGCGAGCACCTCCGGCCAGCGCCTTATCGGGATGGGGTTCGTCCAGATCAAGAAGAACGCGAACGGGCCCATCATCACGATCAGCGCCCCCTGGGAGTTTGAGCTGAACGGCCTGAAGTTCATGGGTGATGCGTCCACGCCCACCTTCACCGGGCACAATATCGTCTTTACCTCGGCGGTTCAGAACGCCAGGTGCGTCAATACGGGCTCGATGTGGGCCTATGGCCGGGCACTCCTCTTCCAGGGCATTGGACAGCTCGAAATCATCGGTTCCAATCCGGTCTGGCAGACGGCTGACCTTACGGCCACCGGCTACGATATTGAGATCGGCGTGTCTGGGACGGCCAGCCTCTACCATCACCTCGAAAACATCGAGTCTTCCCAGTCTACGGGCGGCATTCTGATGACCGACACCGGGGCTGCGACCATCATGGGAGGGGCGTTCGGTAAACTCTCCACAATGACGGGGACGGCTCCTGCCGGCAGTGGCGGCCCCAAGGTCGTTGGCGTGAGGCTCAAGGGCGCCATCACCATCGACCAGTCGAACACCGTGTTTTCTGCCGTCCAGATCGCCGGGAACGTCACTGTCACGGCCAATTGCGGATCGGGCGTCACCATTGATGAGACCTGTGTCTGGCAAGGAGGAACGACCCTGACCAGCAGTGGCGGTGGTGTGAATATCATCAAGCGCAGCATCGGAGCTGCTGCTGCCCAGCTCGTTCGATACGGTGGAGACTCTTCCAATGTCACCCATGAGGTCAACGTCGGGAGCGGCCCTGTTGGCTGGCACGGAACCAATTTCTTTCTCGACAACAACCAAGCGTTCCAGCAAATCAATGCGGGTGCGACCGCGAAGACCAACCTGGTCAGCTTGACCGGAACGGCCCTCTATCTGGGCGATAGCAACGCAACCGGGTGCAATACCACGGCCCTCCAAAGCTACACGGTGACCTATTTCAATATCGGGGGCGCCTCGGTATGGAAAGTGTTGGCCGGAGCGCTCCAGCCAGCGGTGGACAATGCCGTGTCGCTGGGCGCCTCAGGGGCGCGACCTTCGGTTATCTGGGCCGCGACTTCCACGATCAGCACCTCTGATGCCCGCGAGAAAACCGCTGTGGCTGATTCCCAGCTCGGCTTGGCCTTCATCAACAGCCTGCGTCCGGTCTCCTACCGCTGGATCACGGGTAGGAACCAGGTCGATGTGGTCGAACCGCAAGAATATGACGAAAAGGGAGCCCTGACGAAGGAAGCTGTCGTCAAGGTCACGCCGGTCCCGGGTTCCCGCACCCACTACGGCCTCCTGGCCCAGGAAGTAAAGGCCGCGCTGGATGCCGCCAAGGTGGAGGACTGTGGCGCCTGGACTCAGGATGATCCGTCCAACCCGGAAAGCCGGCAGGGCCTGCGCTACGAAGAGCTGATCGCGCCTCTCATCAAAGCCGTTCAGGAACTTTCTGCGCGACTTGACGCGAAGGGGATCTAAAATAGAAACATGTCAAACAATAGAGGGAGAGTGCAGTGAAGATTCCAAAGTGGATTTCGGCTCTGATCACCCTTCCTCTATTGCTTGCTTGCGCAGGCTCAAGCCAAACGGCCACCCCGCCCCCGCCTGCTCCCAAGGCGATAGTATGCATTGGGGACAGCCAAACATTTAACACAAGTTTAGGTTTGGTATTGGGCGATTTTTATCCATTCCAACTAGAAGTATTGATAAATAGCAATGGCGGAAATGTCATATCAAGGAATTTGGGTGTCAGCGGAAATACGACCTCTCAGATGTATAGCAGAGTTAAGGATATGTTTGAGTATGAGATTCCAACTATTGCTGTGGTTTATGGTGGGACGAATGACCAACTCGCCCAGCACCAGACCGTAGTCGCTTCTCAATATGACGCCTCAACGAAATCGTTCGCAGTTGAAAGCGGGATGGGATCCAACTTCTCCAATGGAAGCAAGATCCTAATCAACTCGAATGAAGAGACAGTCGTTGGAATCGCTGCCGATGTCATCACCGTGCTTGGATCCTCTGGCTACACCCCCACTGCGGGAGACCCAGTTGTCATCAGCACCGAAGGCAACCTTGAACTGATTGCCAAGTACCTTCAGGGAAATGGCTGCTCCGAGATAATATTCCCCAACCCGCCTTATTTTAACTGGAGTTCAGGTGGAGACACTCTCAGCGTCCAGATGCCGTGGAGTGTGCCAACTCGGCAGGAAGAGAGTGATGCTTCTTCTGTTGAAGGTGCAAAATACACAGATTTATATTGCGCCATGAGAAATAGAATAATAAATGGAATTGATATCCAAGGAAGTTTCACCTGGCACGTTGCTGATCAGAATGTGCATATGAATCGGTATGGGAACCAGATCACGGCGGAAGCCATCCTTCAAACGATCCAAGATGCAGGATGGATGCCGGCCCTTATGAAGAAGTAA